ACCATGCTGGCACAGACCAAAATGTTTTCTTTGTGATCCAAGGTTTAACCCCACGATATATAATATAAATCCACAATGAGAACCCACCCAATAATAACATCTGGAAGAATCTACCTAATTCCATAAACTCCCAACCCTGCGAACCGAACCAGTATGCCGCCCATCCCGTCATGTATCCTGCTTGACTGAGATAAACACCAACGATTCCCCCAACACCAACGGTTACGCAAATACCAAATAACAGATTAATTAAGAATTCTTGATGTTTTGGTACTTCGGCTAATCTCGGCAAAAAGAAAATAGTATATCCTACCCAAGCAACAAAGAACCAATAAATCTGTAATAAGGTATGATAACTTCGTAATATATTAAATGGGAGGATATTTGCTAGTTTATGTGCAAACGGATTTGCAAAATCCATAGCACCTAATATACCAGCCAATACCTGCAACCCAAACATAACAATAGACAATGCAAAGAATTTGTAAGTCGCAAGTTGAGTAGGTCTTACATAACCACTCTCCAAATCAGCAGTGGTTAATGTGGCACCTTTAGCACCCATATCAAATGGCCCACCTGGCATTGTTCTCATTTGCCCATAAACATACAATACAAGCATAATTCCAATCCACAAAATAAAGATTGATAAGAAACTCCACATCATTAACGATGGCGGTGGTTCGTTGCCAGCTTGTGGATCATATGGCCAATTAGATGTATAACTGAAATCATCGCCTGGCCGATCTGCGGCAGATGTCCACGAACCCCAATAAAAGAATGCCGCTAAGTTATTTAAATCTGTTTTATCTGTAATATACCCGATTGGGTGAAATGCTTCTGGATGGTTAGCATTGGTAAACATTTGATCATAATACCAGCGAACATACTCAATGCCATATATTTGAGCATCATTTAAAACAACACGATTTCTTTCTTCGGTGTATGTGTTATTATGCAACTCTTTCTTAACTCTGGTTTCAATTGCACCCTCGTCATATTCCGAAATATCAAATTTCCATTTCCGAAGTTGGTCATCCTGTGTAACTGATCCAGGTTTTAATTGTTCCGCATAATATCCTTTCATAGCCACTGCCATCGTATGCAGAGTTTCTGCTGTGAAATCTGGACCACGTTCAGCTCCATCACCCCAGAATGACCCATAGTTCATTAATCCCCTGAGATGAAATATTTCCTGCCCCTTCATTATTTCAGCTTCTGTGATAATTACTTCTCCATTGCTTGCTACATAGGTCGGCACGGGTGGCGCACCCATGTAAGTTGCCCCACCCATATATACTAACCCCAAAATAGAAATAATTGACACAATCCAAAAATGTGCGAACCAATATTTCTTATTCAATAACAAGGCTGAAACACTATCTTTAAATGATAAAACAGATCGTACTGTTTCTGAATCATCCTTAGTTGTGATTATATATTCACCATTTTTAAACTCTGTTGTCATTTTTTCTTCCTTTATTTTAAAAATATCTATAATTTTATTAATGATCTTGGATACCCAACTAACAAGATATAAGAATCCCATCAATGATATGATTAGCACAATTAAACTAAGTAGATGTATCATTGCTGTTTTGCTGTTTTGCTGTTTTACTACTTATGCTACTAATTATCTATACTATTAATATCCAACGATGCATTAGTTGATGAGCATTTATCCGATTTGATAATTTGTTCTGCTAACCACCTCATTACCGGAACTGTCATTGAATTGCTAATTGCGAATAGTGCAGTATATATTTTAATCATTATTTTACAGCAGTATTGTTCATATTCCAAAGAATACTCTGGCCTTCGCCCATCACAGTGGTTGGTACTTCGCCTTTCCATCTTTTTACTTGTTCATACTCAATTACCTGTGGATTAGCCGCAATCGCATCAGCCATTGCCTTAATCTTACCGGCATTAGCAATACCAATCATACGGATTGCCTCAGCTTCTGCTTTTGCTTCGACTTCTTTTTGATAAGCAACACCATCAGCGGCTTTCATACGGCTTTGTTAACCTGTCGCTGTGCTTCCAATCGTTGGCGTTCAAGTTTATGTTCTTCTTTAACTGCTTCTTGTAAAGCTACCTGTTTGGATTCAATCGCATTCGTATATGTTTTAGGAAACTGAATATTCTCCAATTGAATACTATTGATAACGATTGGGTATGGTGCCATTGAGGTTACAATAGCATCTTGGATCTTATTCATCACCACATTACGATTCTCGATGATCTCTTCTGCTGTATGCTTAGAGATAGCATCCTTAGATCCACTCTTAATTTTAGGGTCTAGGATACGAGATTTAAATTGATCGATGCCTCCATACTGCTTAAAGATATCAATAGCTTCAACACGATTAACTGTCCAGTTCACAGAGACACTAGCATGACTAGGCATCTGTTCAGCAGTAGCAACCGGAATATTCTCCTCTAGGTTCTTCCTAGTACGAACTTCCATCACCTCAACTGAATCTGCTAGTGGTATTTTAAAATGAAGACCTGGTTCTACTTGGTATTTTGCCTCACTAAATCGTTTCACCACTCCTACGTGTCCTTCTTCTACTGTATACATTGACCCAACTAACACAACAATGGCAAGTATTCCTAACATTATATCTCGTGCCATTGCATTTAGTCGTAATTCTCTTTTAATAATATCATCACCATATCTATCTTTTCCTTCGGTAATTGTTGTGTATCTCGTTTTCATTTCTTTTGTATCTTTCATCATACTTCTCCTATTCTTTTAGTTTTGTGTTTACATTCATTAATCTCTATAATAAACGACAGTTTACTAGCATATTCACGCTCATTGGTCAATAGTTGATCAATACTATATCCACATCGCACACCAAGACCAGCACCGATTAATGATACTACAAATTCACAATCATTGCAATAGGAACTTAACATTTCTTATACTCCTCTTATTTCATTGTTAATATCGATAACAGTTTGTAGCAAATGTAAATCTCTATCATGCACCAATGCATTAACATCTTTAGGAAAACACATACCGCCATATCCTAAGTTACCATCCGGACCAGGCACTTGCATATGTGAGTTACCTATCCGCTGATCTAAGTTAACACAATCAATAATCTCATCATACAATTGCTGGTTACCAATATGCCTATGAATTTCATTAAAAAAGGTAACCTTAGTAGCTAAAAACGTATTAATTACATATTTTGCATAGGATGCCGCTTCTATTGATACTCTTTTAATAATATCCATCTGGATACCTGCATTAATTAATATCGTAATCCATTCTTGTGTGTCACTTCCTGCAAATAAAGCAAATTCTTGTGTTTTAAAATCAGCATCAGAACTTACTTCTCGTAGGAATTCAGGATAATATGTAAAAGGGCATTCTTCATACAACTTAACCAATACATTGGGATCTACTGTACTTTTTACTAGTAATGGTTTTGATATTCTTTTAATATAATATTCGACTAATGAAGTATTACAAGACCCATTCTTATTTGCGGGTGTAGGAACACACAAAATATACCTATCACAATCATCTAGCGATCCATTCATTCCTTTCGGTGGGTCAATGATTAAAATATCGTATGTATCTTTTAGAGCATACTCAATCGCATGTCCTAGAACACCATATCCAATAATACCGATATTCATTTAGTATAGTTCCAATTAAAAAATTCTATGAACCTCGTAACTTAATGAGGGCTTACAGTCCTCATTGTATATACGGTTTAATTCTATCAAAATACATTTTAGCTACAGATACATGCCAATCCGGACCTGGATGTTGCCCATCACGTGCATGGGTTTTTGCACGTATAAAGTGCTCATATAAAATATTACCATCGATCTCTACAATATCTTTGCCTATATGATTTTTTTCTAACTTATCCTCTGCTGAAGTTATTAACGGTATATTTCTTGTTTTTAACATCTCATTTACAAGCACATAATCTTTTAAAAAGTTATAATTAGTTAACCACGTACCCGATACAAATAGCGGAGGATAATCTTCGTCGCCGACAAATCTTTGTGTGAACTCATCACCTGGTTCACTAGGTGCTTCTATTCTTGAAGTTGGGGGCCAATATATTACAACAATATCAGGTTTTAATATATCTATAGTTTTATATATACTTCTAGAAACATAACTGGTACTAGCACCACTAACCGACACATTATATATACTCACACTTTGATTGGTGTCATTTTTAATCATTTGCTTTAAAACAAAAGGCCAAGATTCTTCTTGAGTTACACCTACTCCAACAGTATGACTACATCCACATGTTAATATATTAATATCAGACCGCTCACTGAAACTATCTGAACGAAAACCATACTCATTAAATGTATATGTTATATCTTTTTTGTATATTGCATCTTCGGGTTTATCAGTATCTATCCACTCTACAGTAATATTTGGTGGATACATTATGCTATAAAATAACTCTTGTTTCCATGCTGTTTTTAATTTTGTTCTATATAATGGTTCTGTCTGTTTCCACATGAAGGTATTTAACTACTGCCTAGAACCCATCTTTTTTTACCACAATCCCATAATTTTAATAATCCCATCTCTCTTGTTATTTGACGTTCGGTTTTATTAGAATCATATCCCTTCTCTACTAACTTGTGTTTAGCAAAATTATAACGATGATACATTTTGTCATCGTTTCTTTTTATGTACCAGTAACTTGGCTTAATATCAGTCTCTAATACAAATCCCAATGCTTTATACAAATTACCATTACTCCACTCATTGTTCGAGTATGAGATAATTTTTGTTTTTTTATAATTTTTCATAAAATGTGTTAATAATTTACTAGCACCTCCCTGAATTCTATTAGAACTAGAATATCTTACTAATTCTGTAGTATCTTCGTTTTTTCCAATGCCAGTTCTACTTAGACTAAAAGTCATTAAAGCAACTAGATCTTCGTTGTATCTTAAACCAACTTGATACTGCGAAGTTGTGTATCCTTGTATATGGTTTTTATCTAAAAATTCTCTGTGTTCTTTAATAGAAATATTAGCATCTATTGTACACTTTCGAGCATATATAGAATTCGATACTAGTCCTAGTTTATTTTTTATCGTTTGTTTAAGTAGTTCCTTTTTCCTATGCCAATGCGTAGAAAAAATAGTAAGCAATTGTATTTTTTTGTCGTCACAAGCTTTATATTTTTGGTAATGGTAATCTTTAGTTATATGTTCAACATCTTCGTGATGCCAGTAAACCCCACAATACTCTATAGCTAAATTATAATCAGGGAGATAAATATCTATTTCACGAGGACGATTAACATATTCTCCATTTACATATTTTTCTACTGTAATGATTTTTCTTGAATTTTGAACTACGTTAGTAATTTCTAATGATTTTATAAAATTAACAATCTCTTGTTCTTCTACAGATTTATACTTCTCACGTAACCCATGAATATATAAATGTCTGTATACTGTTTGTGGATGAACATTAAGATATGTCGCAAGATCCTCTATTACAGGATACTTTTTGTAATGGTCTTTTAGTAAATTTTTATCCATTAAAATAGCCATCTTTTTATCTGGGAATCTTGTCTCCCAATACTCTAATGGATGATTTTTAGCATATGTTTCTTTAATCTTACTGGAGTTATTATAATTTTTATTACCGTATTTTTCAAACTTGGTGCGATGATTTTTGTTTATAGCATCACGAACTTTATCTTTGTTGTTATAAAATTCTTCGTGTTTTTTTAATGCGTTTTGTGTTTGTCCATTATTAGTAACTCCATATTTTTTTAGTGTAGTTTTAACTCTTTTGGAATTAATACTAGCTTTCTTTTCTTGACTATAATTTTGTTTAGATTTAGAAACTTTAATAGATACTGATTTTTTAGCACATTGGCATTTATTAGCACGATTACAAAATACATACCCAGTACCAAAATCCTTAAATTTTTTCTTATTCCCTGTAGGACATATTCCATTATGTTGATAAACCGCACTGTAAATCATCTCTGCGTATGATTTGGACTCAACTAACGTATTACTTAATACCCATTGATTTAATTCTATACTATTTTTAACTAACCGAGAATAATGCTTAGGTTTTTCTTTTACTAATGTTAATATTTTTTGTTCCATATACGTTAGAGCTTGTTCTTTGCTTGTATTTATATAATATAATATAATATAATAACATAATATTAGTTAGTAAACATTAAAAAAGCACCCCGAAGGGTGCTTTTATTTACATATAGTAAAAGTAAACTATTACTGGAATGTAAGATTTGCTACTGCGATCTCGCCAACATAATCACCTGCATTACCAAATGAACTAGCAGTATTTGTTAATTCTATGTACCCATAACGAGTCATAAAGCTAACTACTGGTTCGAATGTAGATGGATCAAGTACTGTTCCTGAACTCATTAATGGAATATATGGGCAGTAGAACGCTGGTGCGTCTGCTTCGCTTGAACCCTTATAACCAACAAGTACTGGAGTGGTATCACCAGCATATGAATCAACATATACTTTCATAGCACTATTCAATGTACCAACCATTTTAGTGTTAGTTGGAGCTTCGAATGTACCTTCGGTAGTACGTGCAAATGCTGAAGTTGTAGCTGACTGTAGGATTGTTAGTGACTGTGGACTAACAACACACCAGTTAGCGGCACCACGTCTAGTACGTTGTGCAACTAGGTTAGCAGTTCTGTTAATAAGAACAGCTAGAGCGGCATGCTCATCACCTACAAATGTAGCTGTACCTGATACAGTAGCCTGATCAAATGTAAATTCAGTGCTTGCTAATGAACGTAGAGATAGTAAAATCTCTTGATCAATCTCAGCAGTAATTTCTTGCGCCAGAGCGGCCATAATTTCTGCTTCAACATCAAGTCCATGCATAGAATTAGCATCTTGTGCGGCTTCGAAAGTCCAACGTGCTTGCAACTTACGAGTTTTTGCTTCAACAGCTTGTTTCAATAGTTGAACACTGATGTTACGTCCGCCATCACCTTCGAGTGCGGATGTAGGAGCACCTAGATAATCAGCTTGAGCACCACCACTGCCAGCAGAATATGCTTGAGCAATTTTGAATGGGCTTAACGCTTCTTCGCCTGCTGAAGTGCTAGTTGCGGCGGCAGAAGAATCTGCCATTGTACTACCATAACGTACACGCAATGTATGAATTTGACTAACTGGTCCTTGCATTGGTTGTACACCAACAAGTTCGTTAGCAATAACAGTAGGCATTACTCGTCTAATGACTGGTAAAATTACACGGTTTAACGATGCAATATTACCTGCGCCAGTAGCACCAACTGATGCGGCCTCTGCTAAGTAACTCTTGGTATTCTCCAATATTACACTCATTGATGAGCGTTTTGTTCCTTGTAAGCCTTCAAGTAGGGCATCTTTTGTCTCGCTCCAACGGCTTTCTAATAGTTCTTGTGACATTTATTTTCTCCTAAATCACTTAATTAAGACCAGCTAAACGTCTAAGGTCAATGACATTATCAGTTCTTTTGGTCTCTTTTTCTTTATTACCAGTTACAATCTTACTCTCAGTTAATGCTTGTTTTGCAACAGGCTTTTTAACTTCTTTATTAGCAAGAACGGCTGGTAAGTACTTCTCAAAAGCGCCTTGTAAACGAGATGTTTGTACGCTTTCTAATAAATTATGCATAATTTCTGTTTTGTCTTCATTTAGAGGACCTAACAGTTCATCCATAATCTTAGCACGATGATTACTTTCGGTAATCATACGTACTTCCTTATTTTTACTTTCAACTAGTACTTTTGCTTTACTAATTGTGTTTTTAGCTTCATTTAACTTCTTATCTTTAACTGCTACAAGATTATTTAATCTATGAACTTCTTTGCTTTCGTTTAGGTGTGTACCTAAAAATTCAGCGGCGAATGCTTCATAAATTTTACGTCCAAAGTTATTCTCACGAGCAACTTTGACATCTTCATGTAATTGCGATAATTCGTTATGTAGACTTTTAGTAACAGCATTTTTAACTTTAGCAGATGATTCTGTAATAAAGTTTTCTTTAAGAGCATTGAGTTTTTCTTTAGCTTCTGCAATAAGACGCACTTTAGACTCAACTAAATCACGCTTATCTTCGGTGAACTCAACAATCTCTTTGGATAATGCTTTGCTAACAAAAGATTCCAATTTACTAAATCCTTCTGTTTGCATTGTACGGTCTTTACGTAATTCTTTAATTTCCTCTGCCAACTTAGTAACCATAAATTCATTAAATTTTCTTGAATTTTCAGTCATTTTAGCTTGGAATTTGACGCGATCTTCAGCTAAAGATTTTTTATCTTCGGCTATTTCCGCGACTTCATTAGAAAGTCCATCTGTTACCATTTTGTCTAATGCTTCAACCATAGTTTCCTTGTCATGATCGTACTTAATAGCGAACTCCTCGCGCAATTCAGTTTTAATCTCTTCGCGGGTTTCGATTACTTTTTTATCCCACGCTTCCTGAATAGCTAAACGAGTATCTTCGTTTACTAAATCACTCTCAAGTAAGGGTTTTAATGCATCTAACATTTTCTATTCTCCTTAAATTTTAAGATCCTTAATTAAAGACACTAGGCCTTTTTTTAAGTACCTTTGCGCTGTTAAACTTCCTCTTGCATCTGCGGCCACTTCTAACATTTTATGGCCATGCTCCATGTTTAACAACCCTTCATATATTACAGTGGGATAAGCTCCTGGAGCACTTGGCTGGGCAACTACATCCACAGTAACAATTTCAAAATCAGATACATGTCCATTAGATTCGTTAACATTACCACTTCCTCTACTAGACACGCCTAACTTCACACCTGCTCCTAACATAGTCTCTACTAACTGACCCATAGGAGTAGGCAAAATCTTCAATTTACCAAACCCGTTTGGTCCATCCATCCACATCTCTGTGATCATATGACTTACACGGTCTAAATTTACTTTTAAATCATCTGGATGGTCTAATTCACCTAACACGGAATAACCACCTGTAATTTGTTCGTTAATATTTTTTACTGCACTACCAATCTCATTGACTGGATAAACACGTTGGTTTGCGTTTTTTACATCCCCTTGAATACATAAACCTCTCATGAAAAGTGATTTTTTATCACCTTCTCCAGATCTCTCTAATATAATGTTAGCCGCATCAAACGATAAATTTTCTCTTAATAAAGTCATTATTCGTCTTCTCCTTTCTTCTGCCAAAGCCGAGGATCCTTTTTAGGTTCGCTATCATTAGAATCATCACTAGAATCATCAGTGTCTGTTGTGCTATCAGGAGAACTAGTCGAACTAGAATCATATGCCTTAGCTTTTGGAGATGCCACAGGACTATCCGAATCCGTTGCAGATCCACTACTATCGCTTAGTCCTGTGCCATCTTCGGTGGCTGGGCTAACAGTAACATCTTTGTTTACTTCTGCATAAGGATTACTGCTATTCTCTGTAGGATCCGGTCCATTAAATGGATCATCTTCTGCTGTATTGGAGCTAGAATCTTGATTGGTTGGCTTTTCCTTGGTGAATCCGTTAGTACTTGGAATGTTTCCACTATAATTGTTATAAGTAGAATCTGTATTAACATCACTTTCTTCGTCAGTTATAGGAGCATCTACACGTTTAAGCTCGACCTCCTCCTCTTTTAAATATTTTGCAAAGATACTCTCTTTTTTCTCAGCAACAATTGTATGAAGCAACGATTCTGCTTTTTCATGTTCTTCGTTAATAACGAATTCGATTAATTCTTTGAACTTATTCATACGCTGTACCTAAAATACCTTACGAAGTTAGACTCTTTTTATTTGTTCCCGAATCCTCACCTTTCTCTTTGGACTTCTTTACAGATTTTGGATTTGGCTTAGTAGTTGAGTTCATACTCTTAGCAGTTGGTGCTTTGCGACCTTTGTCTTCTGCACTACTAGCCATTACTGGTGTAGCATTAACATTTTTTTTAGCTTTTGCTCCACCGTTATCAGCATTTACGCCTTTTCTATTAACACCACCTTCTTCTGATGTTACTGGCTTTGGAGCTGGTTTTAAGTCAACGTTGTCATACATTGCTTTTTTGCTATATTTACTTTCCATTTCAGGCTCTTCTTCAACGTCCATGTCCATGTCCATGTCCATGTCCATGTCCATTTCATTGCCAATGTCTGCATCCATGTCAAGATCAGCATCTGCTTCACTATCCATTTCATCGCCCATTAGTTCATCAAACTCAGTCATTAGCTCATCTAACTTATCTTCTAAATCAACCACGCGATCCTCGAGATCTTCTTCGCTGTCGCTGTCCATGTCCATGTCCATTTCATTGTCTATGTCCATTTCATTGTCTATGTCCATTGGCTCTTCTTCGTAGTCCATGTCGTCGTCCAGTTCCATGTCTAGCTCGTCTCCGTTCATTCCATGTTCATCAGCTTCAACATCACCTAGGATCTCTTTTGGATCACGGTTGAATTGTTCATCCTCGATCTCTTCGTCCATTAGGTCTTCATAAATGTTACGACTCTTTTCGATTACAATCTCATGAAAGAGATCCTCGGCCTTTTGATCTTCGTCGTTGATCACATATTCAATTAACTTTTCAAACTTATCCATTTTATTTCCTCGTAATTTGTGTTATATAAGAACACCGCAGAAGGCATTCTAATATTCGCTGTATTATAATTACTATTTACAACAACTTACAAAAAATGATAGTAAATGCACTAAAAACAGTCAAAAACTGACTATTTCGGGTAGATTTTTCGAGAATTTACTAAAATGCCGGAAGACCGGGCTCTTCGGTTGGTGCTGAATACTGTAACTGGATGTCACTTAATTTTTCTTTATGTTCGTAGTTTCTGATGTCATTCATCTGTCTTAGTTTATTAATTTGCTTTAAGGTAAGACGGGTTTTACGCAAATCATCTTTAGTGATTTGACTATTATCTGCTTCAAGATCCTGATAGCCTGGGATAGCTGGATCATATAATTCCATTAAGTTCATACTAATATTTATGCCGTTTACACCGTTCCTGGTGCTCCTGGTGCTGGGCTAACTGGTTTAGGCAATGGACCCATTTCGCCTTCTTCACCGCCCATTTCTTCCATTCCAGCAAACTCATCGCTCATTGCAATATCACCTTCCATGTCACCTGGCATTATACCAACTCCACGAAGATCACCGCCTGCAGGTGAAATTTTCTCTTCAGCTGCATTCTCCTCTTTCCAGAGCTTCTCGTTTTCTTGCATCTCTTCTTCTGATAGACCAAGATAACGTTGTAACAGAAAACGCTTACTTAAATACGGGAATGCTTCTAACCCTGTAAATGAGCTGATTCTAGTTGCATCCAATTCACTCTCTCTATAACTAGCGAAGTTCTGCGGAGGATTAAATTGTAAATCAAACAACCCAGCATCAATATTGAATCCACGGAACGCTAAAAACATCTTGAATTCTTTATTTAACGCTGGTATAATTGTATTTTGTAATCTTTTACAATACTCATTAAATCTATTCTCTTGAATAAGTGCTGTGCCTACTCGGCCATCGCTTATCGGATTCGAATTTTCATCAGGCCCTGTTGGTAAGTAACTACTTGGCACACGCAAACCACGGGCTAATTTATTATTAAAATACTTTAAGTCATCTATTTGACCTAAATTTTCACCACCCGGTAAGGTATCTACTTTAGAACCACGCCCCTCACTCGTTTGAGGGAAAAAATAGTCTTCGTTTGTAGAGTTTTTAATAAAAATCCCAGACTCAATCGCAAACGTATGATGCTCATTATCTACGTTTAAACACCCTGTATTCATTATTTCTGCAAGATACTCTATCTTTACAACTTTATGATTATAAACTAACTCAGACGTCCTAAACTCTTCCTCATCCTTAATACCTTTACTATTCTTTCCTAACGATATTAAACTTTCATCTGTAATTAAGTCTTTTGCTTCTACGAACCTTTTACCTAGTACTGGGATTTTATGATCTGGTGTGCATGTTAATGTTTCTCCATTATCTAAATGTATTTTTAGAACTTCTGCGTTTTTGCGTGTTTCGCCAGCCCATTTTATTTTACCAGGTACAACTTTCCCAGATGCAAGATCTGCACTGTAAACCCAATTCTCTTTGTTATTTTTGTATTCAGCAATTATCTCATTTAATTTTAATGTTCTGCCATCCAATAAAGGAATTTTTGTTTTTAAGTCAATACATAACGGGTTATATGTAGCATCCAACATATTCTGCCCGCCACCTGCCTGTGTTGGAATCCTACGTTGATGAATTTCATTCTTAACTCGCTCAACAAAACTCATTGCCATATGACTTGGCATATTACCTACATCAATATAAAATACTCTACGCTCTGGCGCACGTTGAATTCTGTAGATTAAAACAGCATCCTCTAATAGTTCTTTTTGCTTATATACTTTAAATATATTTTCAAGCACACTTTGTCCGAAAGGCCATATAAAATCCAATCCTTCGGTTAAACTTAAATGTACAATATGTTTAGCATCTACTGTTGTTTCTTTTATGTTTTGACTAAATCGACCAGTTGTTTGATTTTGTGCCTGTGTAGATGACATAGAATTAGTAGCATTATTATATCCACCGCCTGTTGGGGTATATACCATATCCTCTGTAGTTTTTTGCGCCACAGATAAATTCTCAAAGTTTGGGTTAATATCTAATATGACATATTGTTCCGGTGCTTTGCCGTCACTCTCATTTACGATAACCCTAGATACTTTGCTCATATCGATCCAGAACATTTCAAATGTTTCTGGATCTCGCAAAAAGACTTGATCTCCATACTTAATTGTATTACGGAATAATTTAAAAATTCTCTTATCAAACTGGTTTATCTTAACCCACTGATGTAATTGTTCTTTGAGAATTTTAATTTCGTTATCTGTTGGTTTTTCCTTAAAATCAAAGTTAAATGCAGTATTATTCTGTTTACTAATTTGAGTGCAAAACTCGGCTATAATATCCAGACAGGCATTAATTTCACTGTCCGCATCCATAGACTCGTATTGATTATAACGTTCAATTCTATTTGGATGCCCTGAATAAACTTCAGGTAATTTGCTTTGATAATTTCTAAATGCAAAATTACCACCTTTGCTGGAAGTAGCTCCGCTAACAGGGCTTAATTTGCCTGTTGTATCCACAGTTTTAAAGTATTTTTTCCAAGACATATCGGTTATTTATCGTTCACGCCCTAGCTACTTGCAGTATTTTCTGATTAACACCTATATTCTCTTTCATTGAATGTGCTATTTCAGTTAATTTGCTAATTTGTTGTTCCAGTAAACTCGTTTGTTGTGTAGTTTGACGCAATTCATTATCAGTACTAGCAACCTCTACTGGTTCTTTGCTAGTTTTTTCTATTACAGTCCTATCGATTGTTTGTGGTTTATATCCCGATAATGCTGTGCTAACATTAGTCGGTTGTTTTAATTGCTGTTCGACTGGGTCGGCTAACGATACTCGTTCTAGCTCTTTAGGTTTAACTGGCTGTGCTGGTAGCACATCAGTTGGTTGTTTTAATTCAACACCTGCGTCAATTACACTTTTGATTTGGTTAACTGCTTCCGGTGATAATGCTTTTTGCTCTTTAGGTTTAACTGGCTGTGCTGGTAGCACATCAGTTGGTTGTTTTAATTCAACACCTGCGTCAATTACACTTTTGATTTGGTTAACTGCTTCCGGTGATAATGCTTTTTGCTCTTTTTCAAATAACGGCATACCCAATAGTCGCGACGTATGAGTTTGATCTGTTACTAACGGGGTAGTTTTGAGGATATTAATAATATCATCTACTTTCTGATTTAGTATTCTAGCAGTATTACTAGTCGGATCCTTCTCGTTTGCAATTCCTAACTGATTTAAGAAGTCGCCTATTCCTACTTGAGTAGAAAGTTGTTGATAAGCTATTTTAGCTCTGTCTTGGTCTCCATTGTATAAGTTAACTAACTGCGGTAATATAACATCTTTAACGCTAGTTGTTGTTGCATTTATTTGTTTTTCAACAATAGGTGCTAAATCTTTAATTTCATTCTGTATTGCTTCTAGTTCACTAGTTTTTAAATCGACTGCTTTTTTATTTTTATCGTGTATAGAGCCTTCTTTAGGCCCAAATGTTAATCTTGAGTTAGCTTGATTTGCCTCACGTTGTAAACGTGCATTAGTTTCTTGTAGTGTCCTTAAACGAATCTCTTCGACTGTAAGTCGTCTAGTATATGTCTCCTTATCATCAGAAAAGACACCTGTTGTTAATGTGTTATTAATCCATGTTGTTAACTCCTTCATAGCCCAGGCCATTTTATCAATAGCAGTAGCGGCTAAATTTGAACTTAACATAAGTGTATTAATTTCATTACCTGCTGTTTCTAAGTTCTTTTTAGCTTCGGCTAACGATCCAGTCATTGCATCCGAACCACCTGCTTGTGCTTTTTGCGCATTAATAACTTGTTGTTCCCATTCGGCACGGTCTTGTATAGTTTTATTAGCAAAATCCATCTGTTCCGCAAACGGTATAAACGTAGATTGAGAATCACCCATAGCTAAACTTAAATTCCTTGCTACTCCTGCTGTTTGCTGTAATGCTGGTTGTAACTCACTAAACACATTATATGCGTCCTTTTGGCCGCTCTTCAACGCATTAATTAAACCAGCGGCATCGCCGCTAGTAGATAAAAATACTTTTCGTGCGGCTTCACTATTAATAAAGCCTGTTGATATATCCCTAATGCCTTGTGCTAATGTTGGACTCATTTTAGCTAACATAACATTAAGACTTTGTAATTGTTGTGCTTGTTCTTGCTCCATGCCTGTTAATGCGGCACGGAATCTACCTTCACTTGCGGCACGTTCCATTTCTGCTTGTGCTTCTTTGCGACTTTGTCCTGTTAGTTTTGCAATAGCATCTAACTCTTTACCATATGCTATTGTGCCTTGCCTAATCTTCTCTTGATCTAGTTGTTGTAAAAAACCTAACCTCTTTTGTAATGTAGCGAATGTAGCGAGTGTCTCTCCGATTTCGTCTGTACTAAAACCTAAGTTTCTAAGTTCAGAATCAAGCCCTGCACGCATATCGCCCATAATAGTAGAGAATTGATCTGTTGCATCTGTAACAGATCCAGTAAGCATTGCTAACTTAGCGGCATTAGATATGACTATCTTTTCAAAGGCAGCCATTGGCATACCAGAACGTTTAAGCTGATCTACGAATCCAGTAACACCTTCAGCTCCGATAGCACCAGCTTGACTCAAGCGTTCAAATGTTATAAACGCTTCGTCAAAACGCTCAATAGCAAACGAAGCAACATCAGCTAATCCTTCTGCAACCGAACCTATAGCTTTTCCAACAAACGGAATTTTATCAGCAAATGATCCTAACACACTTCCGGTTGTTTGTACAGCACTATTCAGTACACTAAAATTTGTATTACCACGGCCTAACTGCCCTGCCATTCCAGTCAACGAGGAAGCGGCACTTAGGCCTGCAGATTTTAGTCCATCTAAAGCGCCTGAACTAGTATTAGCGGCATTAGCTAATGTTTGTAATTGTCCAACAGTCGGACGCATACCATTGGATAAGGTTCTTGCGATATCATCCATTGCATTTTGTAAGTCATCTGCATTTATTTCAGCCATAATTTTTTCTACAATAAGTAAGTATATTATATTTATTAAGATAAAAATGTATGCAACATAACCCTTTAAATAGCTATTTTAGACGACCTAGCATTTATATTAAATTGCCTAGCGGTGGTAAGTTCTACCCAGCTGGTACTTTAGATATGCCTCCGAACAACGAATTAGCAGTATATCCAATGACTGCTGTAGATGAAATTACATACAGAACACCCGATGCATTGTTTAATGGAACCGCAGTTGTTGAAGTGATTAAAAGCTGTGTTCCTGCTATTAAAGATCCGTGGACTATACCCAGTATTGATTTAGATACTATCCTATCAGCAATTAGAATTGCTAGTTATGGCCATACGTTAGAAATCGAGACTACTTGTCCTAAATGCAACGAAGAGGCAAACTACGGAGTTGATTTACGGGAGATACTAGAACAATTTGTAACTCCTGATTACTCTAAAAGTGTATCAGCAGGTGATTTACAAGTGTTCTTTAAACCTTTATCTTACCGTGAGATAAATCAAAATAGTATCATGCAATTCGAAGAACAGAAGTTAACATCCATACTAAGTGATGCCGAGATGGAGCAAGATGAAAAACTAAAACTATTATCAGAATCCTATAGTAAAATATCAGAATTAACTATAATAACACTAGCTCAAAACATTAGCTATATACAAACTCCAGATTCTGTAGCTGATAATGCAGAACATATCAACGAATTCTTACACAATTGCGATAGAACAGTGTATAAAAGTATATTCGATCATGCTTCGTCATTTAAAGAAACTACAGAGTTAAAACCATTACACCTCATATGTGAACATTGCCAACACAAGTACAAGCAACCGTTTACATTAAATATGACGACTTTTTTCGGGTAAAACTACTAGTCTCTAATTCTGACCAAATTTCAGAACAAATTGATAAAATGGAGAAAGAAGCTAATAGCATTAAAGATGAAGCAATACATTTAAGCTGGCATATGCGTGGGGGCTTATCCTATGAACATGCTTTATTATTAAGTGTATCAGAAAGAGAAGCTATTAATAAGCTAATCAAAAGTAATATGGAAACTACTAAAAACTCAGGTTTACCGTATTTTTAAGATATAAATTTACTTTATCTTTATCAACACATCCTACACATCCTACACATCCTATATCGAGACTGGTATGATTAAATTAATTAATTAATAAGGAGTAGCTAAAGCTACATCCTTAGCTTGTCGCTAAAGCAACAGCTATTCTTTTTTATAATGTATAATGTATATTTCTTTTAAAATCATATAAGAGTTATGGATACATCCATATGATTTGAAGTTGAGTGAACATTCACCGCTATAACAATAGCGGTGATTTTTTGAAGCGTCACTTCACACCAATAGCATATAACTCTTTGGGAGGGAGGAGGGTTTTGCGATACACCTCTATTACAATACGAACACGCGACATATAGGCCCCTATTGGCAGACTTCTATATGCTGTTGGATTAAGACTAAGTCTTTGTGCATACCAACTCACTTTTAATGTCTCCTATAGGGTTCTGGGAGACTTATTATTTTTCAGGGTTCTTAAAAAATAACTTCTATCTAGCGTTCTAGACCAACTATTAAAACAACAGAAACGTCTTCCTACATATCGTTTGCGGTAGGAGCATTTAGAGCATCCTTGAATAAGGGTAGTCTGTTGAGTACTCTGCTATTGCTCAGAGTTGGTACCTTCTCATTCTTAGGAAGGATTCCCGCATGTATCTATCGCCCCATGCTAAAGCTATCAATAGTGTTATACCTTTTACGAAATACTTTTTATGCTTGTGATTGCCTTTATTACCAAGTTGAAATATACTTTGTATTGAGTAATTTCTGTCTAATACACTTTGTTGAACATTCTAAGCTATTGAACTTTAAAAATTCATTTTTCCAGAATTTATTACTTAAAATATCAACAAATTTTTGTTTATTTATATCTAAAATATCTTTGGCTAAATCCATCCATCTTGCGTTGTGTGGGTAATTATTTGCTACCCAACAGCAAGGATAAAATTCACCTTGGCTATTTAAGAATACACCTTTATTACCAATATAACATAATGCAGGATATTCGTTACTGTTATATAGTTTAATAGCCCTCTCTTTGAAAATTTTCTTTAACTCATTGCCTGGACGTACTTTATTAGATAATTTCGTATCTATACGTTCGAATCTACATCCATTGGGGATATAGTTTTTATTGGATGGTTCTAATGTATCATCTACACCATAAGACGGGTATTTGCTACCAAATTTAGTACTTAATGTTAACTGAAAATTATCAAAATGTAAAGACGTAGCTAAATCTTTTATTTTATCTAAATTATCTTCGTTGAATTTAAACACAATAGCGGCCCAGTTAGTATATGTTGTGCTATTATATTTTTTAAACTCAGCAATGCCGTCTGTTATAGAATTCCAATCTGAGTTTATACGATACATCTCGTTGCTTTGTTGATCCCATCCGTCGATGCTCCAATGTATCTCGTCGCATTTAGATAATATTAATGCTAGATCTTTCCACCATTTTTTTGGTTTGTGACTACCGTTTGTAATAAGAACGAGTTCTAACTTCGGATTAATTTCTTTTATCCAATGGATAATTTTGATTAACTCTTTGCAGTATATTGGATCACCGTTGTTCCCACAAAAAGTAATTTTTTTGATATCCTCAATAACTTCTTTGCCTATATTATTAACAAAGAACTGTAATGAAAGTTGCTTATTTAAGTTCGCTAAACTAGTTTCAGCACGAGGGCACCTTGGACATTTTAGTGTACAAACACTACTTGGTTCGATGTGCCAATGGTCTAATGCTAGTTTCATAATTTATTTTGTGTCTGTATTAAACATCGTGAATCCATCCTCTTTAACTACAGTAAGTACATTATTTACGCGACTAGCTAATTCATCCTTGTGACTAATTAACCAGACACTTTTTTTTCTATCTCTAGACATCTCTTTTAAAATAGATAAACTATTTTCGACACCTATTGCATCCATTCCTGAATCAATTACTTCGTCGATAAACAATGTGTTAATAGGAGTATATAAATTCTCCCAAACATCACGAAAAGCCCAACTTAATGAAAGTATAACTCTATTACGTTCGCCGCGCGATAAATTATCGAAATCTAAATCTCTCCCTAAATCAGTAATTTCGACACTTAGATCGTTTATAAAATTAACTTGCTGGTGCAATCCAATCTTGCTTGTATAATAAGATAGTCTACTATTTAGATAACTTAAATTTTGCTCAATTATGAATTTACGAACAAAACTATCTTTGTTAGTAAGTAATTTTAACAAGAAATCCTGATGATCTACTAACATTGACGTTTCGTTGATAATATCGTAATTAATTTTTTGCATTAAGTTAGTTTCCATGTCAACGATTTGTACGGTATATGGATTTGACTCTTTTTCTTTGACTGCTAACTTAACCTGTGTATTATTAAGTAAATTTTTATGCTCTAGTGCTTGCTTTAATGTATCATATAATGTTATTGGTTTAGGTTTGGCATCCCCTAACACAGGTTTGTTTATTTTTGGCTTCGCTAGTGTTGGCATGTCAACGCCCAATGCAGTTAGTGTCGGTTTAGTGAGTTCACTAATTAATTCAGGTAAAATAGGTTCATCAGGTCTAATAACTTCGTTTGTGTCAGCGATAGTGATTTCTAACTCCGATATAGCATCAGAGAGAGTATTTGTTTTATCCTTTATAATGTTTAACTCATCTGTTAACTTTTTTAATAAGTTTGTGTGGTTGTGATCGCCAACATCTTGCTTGCATAATGGGCATTTATTACCTTGTGTAATTGCAATGTTATTAGATACCTCACTTTTTTGTTGGTTTAATATTTCGAGTTCATTGTGTTTGTATTTGTACACATTTAGCATACTTTCGTGTGTTTCAAACTCTTGAAGCTGGTCAGTGTATGTGGATTGCAATTCTGTGATAATTGCGTTATGTACATCCACTTCATTACGATATAGTGTATTGTAATTCTCTAACTCATCATTGAATTGTGTTTGATGCAAATCTTTTACATTATTGTATTCAGCTAAATCGTCGATATATAGCTTTTGAAGTTGATCAGTTAGTTGGTTGTACTCCTCTAATTTAACACTGAGTATTTGTTTTAATTCGTCTTGTTCGATATTCCATTCATCCACTAGACTATGTTTATTAATCTCGCCATCGATATCTATTGATTGTAGATCCTTTATATCATTGGATAAACTAGCAATGGTATCGTCGTTGGATGTATTCCATGCTGTTTCACTTAGTTTTATGCTTTTGATTTGTTCTTGTATTTTTGCATTGGTATTATTGATAGTTGCAATGACAATTTCTTCTTTTTTAATAACATCTTTTGATTCCTTGATTTCATCTCTTAATATTAGTGCTTTTTCTGATAAGAGGGTGATCCCCATTAGTTCTTCGATAATTTCACGTTGGTCTTTTACACTAAGATTTAAAAATGGCACTGTGTATGTATTAAGTGCTACTATATGTTTAAACATTGCATGACTTAACCCTAACACAGAGGTAATCATATGCTGTGTATCACGGCTATCACCTTGGGCATCATCTTCTTCGGTGTGTTCTTCGTTGTTAATAAAGAATCGAAGGACATTTGGTTTTCTTCCTCGCTCTATTCTGTAGGCTTTGTTATCTTTTGTAAAATCAATACTAACTAACATATTTTTGATATTGGTTTTATTTATTAAGTTGGGTTTTTTAATATTAGTCAATGCACTGCCGTATAATGCATAGCTTAATGCATTAATAAGTGATGTTTTCCCAACACCATTTCTTGACCCATTACTACCTAAGTCTAGATTCTCGCCTAGGACTAGTGTAAGATCTGTTCTATTGAGATTAACAGCTTGCGTAGAGTTGCCTATACTCATGAAATTCTTAATGGTGATATTTTTGAGTTCAATCATGATAAATCCTTTTCTATTTGCTGAAATTCTATTTTTTCTAAGTTTTGTAGTAAATTAAAGTTGTGTTCCAAAACATCACTGTGTTCTAAAATAGTATCTTGGATGGTCGCGATAGGAATATTGCATAACCTTTTAATTTCTGATGTTATTGCAATTATTCTATTTTTAGGATCTTGTATATTATCGTATTCTTCGTTAATAAAAGGTGAAAATGTTTTAAATCCTTTAGACTGTAACCATGCTAATGTATTTTGAGCACCAACAATTATAAACATACGTTTACACAATAATGGACGTAATATTTTTTCTGTTGTTTGTGGGTAAGGATAATTGTACACTGTTTCTGTTACTATATCAATGGCAATATGTTTATACCAACTAGCTTGTAAATCTAGTATATTATTTTCTTTATAATAGTTGGCTTTATTTTTTATTAGTGGATCTTTGTATGGGTCGCTAGGGGACCCATTAATCGAATTATCAGATATCCAATGTTCGTTAATTCTAGTAAAAGGTGTAGTGTATATTCTGTGATGCATATTTAATTATTGTTATACGCTGTTGCTATTTTATCAAGTAGCCTGTTTTTTTTGATAAAATTAAATATAACGTTCCTGTGTGGACGTTGTACTCCAAGCATGCATATTGCATTCTTGTTAATTTTGCTTGTATTTAATGGTATGTCTATTGCAGACGAACTAGCAATGGACGCTGAAGTTAAACATGTTACGCAATTATCTACAATTGTTGGAAAATTATATCGATGTTCTAATTTAGGGATTAAAGTAAGAAATTCTTGTTTAATTCCCACGTGATTAGTTATAAACAAGATTGTGCTAAATGGAATATCTGATTCCACAAAGGTTTTTATTAAATTATAGATAGATAAACCATAAGAGCAACCAGGGAGGTAGTAATCGGTGTCGTAATGCATTATTAAATACTTGTCGTCTGGTTGATACTGTTTTTTCTTTGTCTTTTGTAGATGTTGCTTTAATATGTCAAAATCGTGGTCTATAAGACCAAGATCAAAGATGTGAATAATATTAAATTTTTTATTAAAAAAAATCTGAGCGTTTGGTGATAGTCTACTTTTGTTATTAATCATTGCAGTTCTTGGTATATTTTTATTAGTAAGTTGGCGTCGTATGCGTCGGATTTAATACAAGTAAGTTGTTCGTTTACTATCTCATCAACTGTTTGTATATGTATATTAGCTTCCGAAACATTGTCACTTTCTAGTGTTATATTTGGAATAATGGATAATTCACGTAAATTGTATTCTTTGACAAATTTTTCTTTAATATAGCTGGATTCTTCATAACTAATTTCAATGTCTAACAGTACCCTAACATACATGTTAGGTTTTAGTAGGTTATTTGCGTTTTCGAGTAAATTACTTAATGCTATTACTTTATAGGATGGAGCTTCTTCCCAGTTATGGTAAACAGGGTCTTTATCCCATTCTAATACCATACATCCACGATCGTAATCGCCATTATCAGCATAATTTTGAGGGAAGCAATTGCCAATATATTCTATATTTTTTTGTTTTTGACGAAGATGGAAGTGCCCAGAGAATACATGTTCTACTTTAGAGAAGTCATCTGTGCTAATCTCTCCAGTGTCAGGCATTGTAATACTAGCGTTCATTTTAAAATGCGGTAGTTCGAAATGCCCAAATACATATTTGGCTTTTATCTTCTTTACTTTTGTATGATCGTTTTTTACTAGCCACGGCACAATAGCTACATTATCCTCTTGGAACCACTTATTAATTACTTTAATGTTAGGTAAGTGTTTAGCCCATTCAGCACCATGTATGTCGCGCTTATCTTTGTAGTAAAGATCGTGATTCCCTGGCAAAAAATAAAAATTCTTAAAAGTTTTACTAAGTTTCTCTAGTGCCTTAAGGCTATAACTCAATGTAAGTAGGTTAATACTAGATCTATTATGATGCCAATCGCCTAAAAAAAAGCCTGTTTCGCATTTCTCTTTTTTAGCTATGTCGATAGCCCAATCTATGAAATTATTACAATCCTCGTTGTGTTGAGTGCTATTTGACTTTAGACCATAATGAATGTCAGTGAAGACGAGTGCTTTTTTAAATAAATTTGCCATTGGTGTATTATATATTATTTTGCCTAGTATTGCTAATTGCTTTGGGAAAAGTTATATCCCCGAAGCAACTTTCTTTGATATTTTTTACTGTTAAATATTTACGGGATATTAAGTTGTTTGAATCTATTTTTTCTTGTTTTTTCAATTTCTGCCTCGTTTGCTAACTGTCTAGTCCAACTTGGGTCTAAACCGTGTTGCTCTAATATGTCATCTCTGATATTTTGCATCTTCTTTTCTGTTAATAGTATTCTAGTAAAACAATTAGTTATTACAGCAGTATAATAAGCAAATGGATTCTGACTTTTCATCTCGTTGAATTGTAATCCAACTTGAACTAATTGCACTAGTGCTTGCCCTCTCATTTCGTCGTTGTATGTATATCCTCGCCAATTGCTACGAGTACCATAACGCTCACATAGCTTCATAAACATTTTAGCTAATTCAGCTGATATCTCACCGAGATCTTTATTAAATTCACCTGTATCGAAATCACCCTTCCAATGACTCTTACCGACAATAAATGGTTGTTTTTTTCCATTGACTCGATAATGAAAGAAAGGTGGAAAATTGCATTTAGTGGGTATCATTATTACATTAGGATCTTCTGATATTTCAACTTCTTCTTGTATGTTACTAAATTCATCTTTAAATACATCTTTAACCTTTTTTGGCTTTATTTTCTTTTTTGGTTTTTTTTGAATTCTAGGTACGTGTTCATCAGTCATAACTCTAAATACTACATCTGTATTAGTAATCGTTTTTAAATCTACGATTTCTCCAGTTTCTTTTGATAATCTAGTTGCTCTAGCTTCACGAGCTTGTTTTAGTGTCCTAACGTTAATCTCACTTACATCCTCTATGATTAAGTCAAACATATAATCCTTCTCTCGATTAATATATGTACAATATGATGTCTTGCTTAGATGAATTTGTTTAAGTATGTCTTTGTTGTTTAAGTAATTAACTTTTCTTGTCATTGGAAGTCCCCGTATTGATGCGTTTTATTGTATTATAAAATAAATTTATGAGATAGACAAGTATTATTTGATTATATACGCATATTGTCAATATGCTAAATAAGATAATAAGGTAATCTATTGTAATGGCATCACAAACTCAAATATTATATCAACAATTAATAGACCAAGGTTATAGTCCAGATCGAGCCGCTGACACAGCGATATCGCAGACAGGCGGGGATATAGATGATTTTGAATTCGGAATGTACAACGAACTAGTAGATCTTAATGTTATAGAAGAACAAAGAGTTGCCGAGTTAAGAGCTCAAGGTGCTAGGTTCTCGCAAGAAATAACCACAATAGAAGAACTAGATACACAAACAACAACTTCTGCAACAGGCGGCAATACTGTTACTTTTATTAGTGCCACAAGCGAACATAATAGTCAAAGTATAGAATTAAATAATGAAGCCGTTGACGCATCGGAATTAGCTATTGCTCGTAGAGATCAGATATTTAATGAAACACGAGCTAATGGTGGTAGTAAAGGAGATGCATTACGAGCATTAAGATCGGATAGTGAATATAAAAGCCTTCAATCAGACGCGGCAGTTGCGTTGCGAAAATCAGTTAACGCAAAGACTGTTGTACCTGCTCGAATTGAAGTCAGAGATGTAAGTGGAAATTTATTAGATAGTGGTGATAGTATCAATGATGTTGATACTAGCAATTCTACGCAAAATGTAGTAATTAATACAGAACCAACAACTACAGTGCCGCTCGATGCTCCTCTAAATGATCAAGATACTTTTACGGAAACAGTAGCAAATCCAGTTTCAACTTTTGGTTTTGACGAACCTACACTTAATCCGGATAATCCTAACAGGACAATAGGCGGTGGTGTAAATCCATTATTATCTCTAGAAGAACAAGAAGCAGAACTAACGATAATTAATGCAGAAAACAGAGGCGGCCCTGTTATTACAGAACCTGCTCCAGTTGATGATTTAGTATTCGATGATGAGCTTGGTGAATTTGTGCCAAGAGAAGATTTAGCTGGTGTCCCTGGGTTTGATGAAAATCCAACTGGACCATTACCGGTAGATGATCCTTTAAACGTCCAAGATACTTCCACTGAAAACATTACGCCAAATAATTTAGTATTCGATGAGGAGTTAGGCGAATATGTACCTGCTGAAGATTTAGCTGGTGTCCCTGGGTTTGATGAAAATCCAACTGGACCATTACCGGTAGATGAAGAAGTAGTCCGGGATGGCTTTGGTTGTTTGCCAGGCGAGACATACGATGATGAAAGCTTAGTTTGTGTACCTAGCGGTCGAACTATTGAAGGCTTACAAGAGGGTGGGTTAGACGACTTTGGGTGTAAAATTGGGCTTGAGTTTTATGATGACGAGAATGGCATTTGTGTACCAAATGGTAAAAATGCTTCCGATATACAACAGCCACCACCTTCTAAGCCTGTTCCAAAGGATGTTCAGGAAGCTAGACGAAAGATTGATAAAGGTGATTGGCGTGTAAGATTAAGTCTAGCACCTAATTCAGAATACTTATATAACGATCCATTCGCTAGTGCAGGGATACTTGGCCCGTTAATTGCAACAGATGGTATTATCTTCCCTTACATGCCCAAAATCGATCAGACATATTATGCAACATATTCATCGCACGATTTAACACATAGTAATTACAGAGGGTATTTTTATCAGAATAGTTATCCAGCAGAGGTAATTATTAATGCTAAGTTCACAGCACAGGATACAAAAGAAGCAAATTATATGTTAGCTGTAGTACACTTTTTGAGAAGTTGTACTAAAATGTTTTATGGGCAGGATTCGGGTAATCCACATCGCGGTGCTCCACCACCTTTATTATTTTTGCGAGGGTTGGGTGAATTCCAGTACAACGAACATCCTTGTGCTGTAACAATGTTTAATTATAACTTACCGGATGATGTTGATTATATTAAAGCAGGGGATGCTCCTGCTACTAACTTTGATTTTTTAGGCGGTCTTAAAAATAGTGGACATAGGAGTTGGAGTAGTAAAATTTCTAGACTATTATCATCGGGACTATCCTCTGGAGCGCAAGATACATTTCAATCTAGTACGAGTTTAACTGAAAATAATCAGAAATTTAGTCCATTTTCTATAGCAGAAGGAGCAACATATGTTCCTACTACATTAGATATACAATTTACTCTATTACCAATACAGACACGTAAACAAGTTAGTCAACAATACAGCAATAAGTACTATGGCTATGGAACACTCACACGCAAAGGATTCTGGTAATGTATAAATCAACTAGTGCTTATTTCGGAACTGCGATTACTGGTAATTATTTAGATATAATGGTTAATCGTGGTATACCTAAATTAGATGATGATAAGTTGTTTATAATCAACGAAACATACAGTTTAAGGCCCGATTTATTAGCATTTGATTTATACAGTGATGCTGATTTATGGTGGGTATTTGCACAACGAAACCCAAATACATTAATAAATCCATTATATGATTTTTTGGTAGGTACAGAGATATATCTACCAAAGCTATCGACATTAAAACAGACATTAGGGTTCTAAATGACCGAGATTAAAAATAAACCAGGTATATCTAGCGCAGGTAGAATAGTTCAATCCGACAGAAATGCCAAAGCAGAAGGTGCAATAGAACAAGATCCAGCAACTTTGCCTGGCATAGCAGTAACACCAGAAGAATCAAAACTATTAAATAATCAATCACAACAATCAATTATTAACTCTAGTGCTACTAGTGCTAATTCAGTGGCTTCGATAGGAGGCAATACTAACGCTATAAAGCCAACATTAGATAACTCTCCAGGCAGAATATTAAAAGAAGGCGCCCCTGGTTCTACATCACCTGATATATTTAATAAAAAGGGCAAAAAGAATCAAGAAGAAGTAGATAGCAAAGATACTGTTTTTAAAGAAGGTGCAAGCCCTGTTGCTAGTGAGTTTATAAAGAATATAACTGCACGTCCTAACATATTCACACAGTTTGCTTCAATGACATACTCGATAAGCATTTATTTAATGAATCCACAACAATATACATCTATGATATCTACGGGTAATAGATCTGTGCAAGGATTAACTCTAATAATGCAGAGTGCTGGGATAGATAATAATGATAGTATAGTTAATGGTAATTTCGGTGCTATCAGAAGCGAGTTTTTTCCTGTTGATTTTTATATAGATAAAGTCGAACTAAAAGGTTTAGTGTCAGGAACATCAGTGAATGCTCCGCATAATGTATTTGAGATGAGTTTTACAATTACGGAGCCTAACGATTTAAGTTTTTTAGAGAGACTGCATGGAGCTGTACAACAGTATAATATAAACGAGGGTATTAGCAAAGATAGAATTAACTATGCCGCCCAAAACTTTTTAATGGTAGTAAGATTCTATGGATATGATCAACATGGGAAAATAGTATCAGGTAGTGATTTAGGTGTAGTGCCTGGAAGTGATACTACTAGTATTACAGAGAAGTTTATTCCATTTCAGTTTTCAGGTATACAATTTGGAATTGCCAATCAATTTGTAGAATATCGTTGTAAGGCTGTAGCCCCACAGACACAAGCGATTAGTTCTGCTAGATCTACTATACCGTTTAATGTGGAACTCGAGGGACAGACGCTACACGCTCTGTTTAATGGGCCGGGAGATGCGGCTACGGTATTACAGTTAGATCATGGCATTAGACCAAGAAGTGATGATACTGGATTATCTTTTGCTTTTATTGAAAAACATGCATCTGGGTTAACCGATTCATTAAATGAACATTACAAACGGGAAGCAGAGAAGAAGAATTACGAGATTCCAGATGAATATATAATCTTTTTTGAAAAAGATAGTAAAATAGATAGAGCTACTGTAGCAAAACCAGGAATAACAGAAAAAGAAAGGACTAGTATGTCCCCACAAGCTACTGCATCTGATAAGTTGCTAACTAGTAAAGGATCCGTTAATAAAGATAGACGGTTATATTCAGTAACAGCCGGTATGTCTATACTTCAATTTATCGATTTAGTTATGAGGACAAGTAGTTATATTACTAGTCAACAGAATTTTGTCATTGATGAAGTTACAGGCGAAGCTAAGTTAAACGGAGCATCAAATAAAGTCCTCCAATGGTATAAAATTAGAACAGAAGTAACACCGATTGGGTATGACAATAAACGCAACGATTATGCATACCGGATGAAATATATTGTTTCTAGGTATCTAGTTAACAATGTTAGAACACCTTATTTTCCTATTGCAAAATATAGAGGAGTACACAAAAAGTACAACTACTGGTTCACAGGCGAGAATACAGAAGTACTAAACTTTACACAAGATTACAACTATTTGTATTTCCAATCGTTTGGTCCAGAACTAAAAGGATTACCGAAGTTACAAAATAATGCCAGAGAGATTGAAAAGCGTTATTATCAGGCTAGTAGTGCAGAGAGTAGTCAAGGTGGCAAAAATAAATCAAATGAACCTGCGGCTAATGCGGCTGAAATATTATACAGCCCAGCTGACCAAGCACAAGCTAAGTTAGAAATTTTAGGTGATCCAGACTGGATTGCACAAAGTGAAATATTCTACGGTGCAGATAAAAGTTTAAAAGATGTGGGTTTAGGACCATTTATGACTGATGGCTCGGTTAATTATGATGCGTCAGAAGTGTTATTCTCTATAAATTACAATACAAACACAGATTATAATTTATTCACTGGTATAGCTAATGTTGGTAAAGATAATTACGGGCAGAAGTTAGATAGTGGTATACCTGGAGATTCTAGGATTAGTTTAGTGTATAGGGCTAATACAATTACCACTAAGTTATCTAAAGGTAAGTTTACACAGGAATTAGAAGGGACATTAATGTTATTCCCGACAGAAGAGCAACGAGTTAAACAAAATACGGAGTTAGCAGGTCCACCTGGGTTTCAAACTTCTAATGTTAAGATAGACCCATCTGCAGGTGATGCATTAACTGTGTTACGTGCTCGTGGACATAGTGGAAATCAACAAAATACGGATTTTAACTAATGGCAGAAAGTATACAACGAAGCAGAGGTAGGCCGAGTGGATATAAACTCGATAGGGGTAATGTTCCTAATGAAGGTGGTCCGTTCATCGGCGAAGTAATGAATAATGTAGACCCTACTAAAAATGGTAGGGTACAAGTCTATATTGAAGAACTTGCTAAACCAGATAAAAATGATTCTTCGGGTTGGAGAACAGTATCTTATCTAACACCATTTTATGGTTCGACACTGCATTCTGGTGTTACAACAGGCGATGGTACATATCCAGGCAACTCTAATTCGTATGGTATGTGGTTTACAGCACCAGATTTAGGCATTAGAGTAATGTGCTTTTTCGTTAATGGGGATCCTAACTTTGGCTATTATGTAGGATGTGTACCAGAATCAGGACTTAATCACATGATCCCTGCGGTAGCGGGCAGTGATAAAAACTCTTCTGGAGCACAAACACCTGTAACTGAAATTAATCACAAGAACAATGCAATTAACGAAGATCCTAGATTTTTTGATCAAAACAAGCCAGTGCATTCGTATGTTGCTGGCACAATGCTACAACAAGGGCTAGATAAAGACACAGTAAGAGGTCCAATTAATTCTTCTGCACAAAGAGAAAGCCCAAGTAACGCATATGGTATTACTACACCAGGACGTCCTGTTTATGCAGGTGGTTATTCAGATGCTACTGTTAAACAAACATTAGAAGCTAACACAGTTACTAAAGCAGATGCAAAAATAATTGGTCGTCGTGGCGGACATAGTTTTGTTATGGATGATGGTGACTTAGAAGGTAATAATCAACTAGTTAGAATTAGAACTAGTAAAGGTCATCAAATAACAATGAGCGATGATGGTGATAGTTTTTATATCACTCACGCTAATGGACAATCATGGATTGAGTTGGGCAAAGAAGGCACAGTTGATGTATATAGTTCTAATAGTGTGAATGTTAGGACAGAAGGGAGTATTAATTTACATGCAGACGATGACATTAACTTACAAGCTGGCAGAGCGGTAAACATTAAAGGTAATAGTTCAGTAACACTTGAATCTCCAGCACAAATTGGCATTAAGAGCGATGGCACAATAGCATTAGTGTCTAGTGGGCAGACTACAGTAAATTCTGGCGGCAATTTTGCTGTAGTTGCTCCTAGAATTGATTGGCAAGATGCACCGACACTAAGTGTATCAGCAATACCAACAACTATATACGATGATGTTAAGTACAAGAACGAATGGATACCAGATACAGGCAAAATTACTAGTATTTCGACTCGCGTTCCGACACACGAACCGTATAACGCTCATAATAGTAGTATAACTGCTACAGCAACATCAATAAACAGAACAACAATGGATGCCGACATAGTGGCATTAATCAATAACTTAAAGGTGAATCCACCTAAATATTAGAGGATAACTTATGGCAAGATTCAAAGGATTTAACACAATTGGACAACACAAGAAGTTTACATTAACGGATCGTGATTTAGTTATTCGCGATTTGCTTAATGCTTTAAACATAAGAGAAGGTGAGTTACCAGGCAAACCCGAGTTTGGTACTGGAATTTGGAATTATGTATTTGAGCCTAACTTACCAGAGACTGAACGTAGAATTGTTGCAGAGATGCAAGAATTAATTGACGCAGATCCTAGGATTGTTGCAGATAACATCAATGCGTTCTCACAGGAGAATGGAATAATGATAGAATTAAGGGTTAGGGTATTGCCTAACGTAGAACCTGAGACACTAAAGTTATTGTTTAACGAAGAATCTAACACAGCTGAAATTGTATAATAACCGAACATAATAATTGCCATAAATAACTAAAATAAAAGGTTTTCTTATGGCAACTACTAGCAGACAGACAAGTATTTTCGGTGTACAAGATTGGAGAAGTATATATAAAACTTTCAACGAAGCGGATTTTCAGAGTTATAACTTTGAAACATTACGTAAAAGCTTCGTTGATTATTTAGAACAATTCTATCCAGAGAATTTTAACGACTTCGTTGAAAGTTCAGAGTTCATTGCGTTAATTGATTTAATGGCTTTTATGGGTCAATCATTAAGCTACAGAACAGATCTTAACACTAGAGAAAATTTCATTGATACCGCTGAACGCAGAGACAGCGTCATAAAACTAGCTAATCTAGTTGGTTATACTCCAAAACGGAACGAAACATCTACAGGCTTTTTAAAAGTAGATTCTATAAGTACAACCGAGAATGTATTTGACTTTAATAACAATAGTTTAGCTAATGTTACTATTAGGTGGTTTGATCAAACTAATCCAGATTGGCAAGAACAATTTACAGCTATTATTAATGCAATGTTAGTAAGTAGTCAATCTATTGGTCGAGCAAGTAATGTTGCCGAAATACTAGGTATTACACATAGTGAGTACACAATTAAGTTGACTAACAACTTACTTCCTGCTATTCCATTTACTTCGACCGTCGATGATATTAATATGACATTCGAAGCTATACATAGCACATCTGTTAATGACACAAAAATATATGAACCTGCCCCAAGAGCAAGTAATAGTCTTAATGTATTGTACAGAGATGATCATAATGGATTTGGTAGCACTAATACTGGATATTTTTTCTATTTTAAACAGGGTGTCCTAGATAGTAGAGACTTTACAGTATCAGAGAGAATAGCTAACAGAACAATAAATGTTGATATCGAAGGTATTAACAATTCAGATGTGTGGTTATACCAAGTGAATCAAACGACTGGTGATTTAACATTATGGGAACAAGTAGAGAGTGTTTTTGCTATAAATGAGCAGTCAGGTATTACAGAGAGACAAGTATATAGTATTACTAGTAGATCTAACGATCAGATATCGCTTGTATTTGGTGATGGTGTATTTGGTGAAATACCATCAGGATCATTTCGAGTATATGTAAGAAGTGGCAATGGATTAGATTATGTTATTAACCCAGAGAATATTTCTAGTGTATCATTAACTATACCATATATTAGCAGGACAAACAAGATCGAGACTGTAACATTTAATGTTAGTCTTCAACAGAACATTAGTAATTCAGAGAGTAGAGAGGATTTAGATGATATTAAACTAAATGCTCCAGCTAGATTCTATACACAAAATAGAATGGTAAACGGAGAGGATTATAATAATTTTCCGTATACACAGTTTAGTAGTATTATCAAGAGTAAAGCAATTAACCGTTCTAGTGTAGGAGTGAGTAGGTATTTAGATTTAGTTGACCCTACTGGGAAGTTTTCTAGCATTAACATTTTCGGCAATGATGGGCTAATATACGAAGAATTCACAGAAGAAGAATTCACATTTACTTTTGTTGACAACAATGACATCGAAACAGCTATTGTAAACCAGTTAGAACCTATTTTAGGCCTATCTGGGTCAACGCAATTTTATTATGATAAATTTACTAGACCCGCATTGAATTCTGGAGGGTCGTCCATTGATATGCAGTGGGATCAAATTTCTTCTTTGGTTAATGAGACTACAGGGTATTTCACAGAGACAGGAAGTTCAACAGTATTGCCTGTAGGTAGTTCGGAGGCAGACAATAAACAATTTATAGTTGAAGGTGCGTTGATTAGGTTCGAACCACCAGTTGGTCAGTATTTCGATAAAAATAATAAGTTACAGTCTGGAGTTCCTTTGCAATCAGGCGACAGAACAGTAATATGGGCTAGTGTAATAAACTTAGATGGAAATGGTGCCGCTGTTAACACAGATGGTACAGGACCAGTAACACTCAACAGTTTTGTTCCAACTAATGCTATACCAACAGAGGTTGTATCTGTGTTCAATGTTGATCTATCTTTTGACTTTAAACAGGAAATGCTACAACAAATAGAATTATTCCGTAACTTTGGTATTGGATATGATAATACTATAGGCGAATGGTATATTATAAATAGTGACAACTTAGATACTAGTGGAGAGTTTAGTGATGCGTTTGCTAAAGATACCAGTAACACAAATAAAGATGCTAGTTGGATAGCTAAGTTCATAGCAACTAATTCAATATATACAGTCTCAGCAAGGTTGCTAAAATATTTCTTCGCTAGTGTACTAGAGACTAGGTTCTTTTTTGATTCGCACGACAGAATATTCGATGCAAGCACAGGCCATGTAATAAGCGATACTATCTATGTTTTAAAAACTAATACAAAAACATCGGCTGGGTCTGAACCGTTATTAACAGAATTAGCATTTGATATTATAGGACAGCCAGTTGAAGCAGATGGATACATTAATAACCATCTGGTAGAAGTTAGTCTAGCGGGTATCGCCGACCATTTAGAACATTCTCATAGTAGATCTATTCATGGTGATAGTCATCCAGACAGCTTTACTGATTTAGTTAATACAACAGTATCGCCGACAGATAGAGTATTCTCGCAAAGAACTGTTGATGCTGATAATTTAGAAAAATTTATTCCATTGGGCGAGAATGTTGTTAATGAAGATTACACAACGGAAATATCAATAGAAGATGATATTTCCACATTTGAAGTTGGACAACTATTTTATGCCACAACAGATGATAAATTCTTTGAGGTTACGTTAAATGGCGGTGATAAAATCTTAACAGAAAGAACTGATATCATACTTAAAGTGGGCAGAGATGGATTACAGTTTAGATACAACCATAATAGTGGTGAAACTCATAGAATTAATCCAGGAATAACAAATATCATTGATATCTTCTTGGTAACCTCATCATATCACAATGAGTATAAACAGTACCTAGAGGATTCTACTGATACAATTACCGAGCCTGAGGCACCTACAATAGATGAACTTACCATCGCGTACCAATCGTTGGACGACTTTAAAATGTTAAGTGATAATATTGTGTTAAACAGTGCTGTATTTAAAACATTGTTTGGAGATAAATCAGAAGATCAACTAAGAGCATTTATTAAAATAGTTAAAGATCGTAAAACTTTAGTGAGTGACAATGAGATTAAGAGTCGCGTAATAGCCGCTATTAATGAATACTTCGATATTGATAATTGGGACTTTGGGGATACATTTTTCTTCTCTGAGCTATCAGCATTTTTACACAATCAATTAGGTGACATAATTGGTTCTGTTGTATTGGTGCCTAAAGATCCAAGCCTAGCATTTGGTGAGTTATATGAAGTTAGATCACAAGCTAACGAAATATTCGTTAGTTCAGCAACTGTTAATGATGTTGTAGTTATTAATTCATTAACTACTGAAACATTAGGAGTAGGTTAAGATGGCGCGATTTCGTTCGGTAGATCTGCTACCTGAGATTTTTAAAACTAGCACTAATAAAAAATTCCTAAGTGCTACTCTTGATCAATTAGTTCAAGAACCAAAAGTTAAAAAAACACAAGGCTTTGTTGGCAGAAAGTTCGGTGCTGGTGTTGATCCTAGCGATGATTATGTATTAGAACCAACTACTATTCGTTCAAATTATCAGTTTGAACCTAGTGTTGTGTTTGAGCGTGATAATCCAAATGATGTTATTACATATCCTGGCCTAATTGATGCTGTAAACGTTAATGGCGCAAATACAGCACGTCACGATTTATTGTTCAATAGTGAGATATATAGTTGGGACCCGTTAATTGATTTCGATAAGTTCATTAACTACAGTCAATACCACTGGCTACCAAATGGTCCCGATAGTGTAGATGTTAGTTCATCTGATATTGTGTTAACGGATAATTTTACTGTAACACAGGATTTCCCTGTCAATGCTTATAATTTAAGTGGGTCAGATGGAGTCAATCCAACACTTACCTTAGTTCGCGGGGGGTCGTATACATTTAATGTTATTCAACCTAGTAATTTTTATATTCAAATAGAGCCTGGTACAGATGGTTTACTAAATTCTTCTCCTAACATAAACACTCGTTCTGTGCTTGGTGTTGTTAACAACGGCGAAGACAACGGAACAGTTACTTTTAATGTACCAGATGTCGATGCTCAACAATTTTACTATGATTTAACGGATATTGAATCTGTAGATTTGGCTACCACTGCACGATTTGATAGCATTCACGGTAAGTATATTAGTGAATTAGTTGATATTGACGGTATTACAGATTTAAACAATAGAACTATTGTATTTTTGAATGACACTCCGGGTGATTCGGCTGATTTAGGATGGCAATATCTTGATCTGTTTGATAATGAGACAATACCATTCGATTCTGTTAATTTCGACAACACAGTTTTTATTCCTCTGCAAGCAGATAGATACAGTATCTACAGAATAATATATGTGTTGGATGCAGAAGGTGATCCTTATATAACATTAAATAAAATTCAATCTATCGATAATTTAGAAAAGTTTACAATTGGATTTGGTGATCAGTATGGTAATATTGGGTTTTATAAGAACTCGACTGGGTTTTTTGAACAAATTCCGTTATTAACCGCAGTACTGAATACGTTGTATTACCAGGACGATACTAATCCATTAATGGTTGGTGTTATTAACATAGTAGATGAGGCTGAAGCAACTGTATTAAACATAAGTGATATTATCGGTCAGATAAACTACACTAGTGTTAATGATGTAAAGTTCACCAATGGTCTAAAAGTAATCTTTAGAGGCAATGTTAACCCAGCATCATTTCAGAACAACGAATATTATGTTGAATGCGTAGGCGAAGGCATTCAGTTAATCCCGGTAACTAGTTTAGTTACTCCAGAGACATACGTTAATAATCTATCAGAGTCATGGGACAGATTACCATGGGACAGCGATTTATTTGGAGGTGCATTAAATGCACCGTTAGATTTAGATTATCTTACAATTAGTAGAGCAAGTCTAGACTTAAATGCTTGGTCTAGAAGCAATAGATGGATACATATTGATGTTATTGAACAAACAGCCGAATACAATAATACTACTGCTGTAATTGACAACGAAGTTAAAGCAAAACGACCTATTATTGAGTTTAAGAAAGGACTAAGGTTATTTGATCATGGAACACTAAGTAAAGACCCAGTTGATATTATAGATTTTACTGAATTAGATGCATTTAGCAATATCAACGGTATGTTACCTGGTACAGTTCCGCTAATAGATGGTTATACAATACAAGAAGGCGCAAGAATTATTTTCGCGGCTGATACAGACAATAACGTAAGAAATAAAATATACGAAGTTCGTTTTGAGGATTTTGATGGCATAGGTGTAGATCAAATACATTTAGTCCCATCTAGCGACGCCGACGTTGAAATAGATCATGTTGTTGTTATTTTATTTGGCACAACATTACAAGGCAAAATGTTCAGATACACTGGAACAGAATGGGATGAAGCACAGCAAAAAACAGCAGTGAACCAAGCTCCGTTATTTGATGTGTTTGATACATCCAGTGATAGTTTGGCTAGTATAGCTTACACAAATTCTACATTTAGTGGAACTCCGTTGTTTAGCTATCAAGTAGGTGCTGGCGTAAATGACACAGTTTTAGATTTTCCATTAACATTCCAGAATATCAATAACATAGGTGATATTGTATTCGACAATAATTTGTACAAGGACTCGTTTACATTTACGCTGGTTAATGACGAGTCAGGGTTAGAGGTAGAGACAACCGCAAAAATAGAGGCTGGGTTCCCGCGTGTATATACATCAAGAACAGATTTTTCAGATAAGCTAGGTTGGACAACCTTTGCAGAAGATGATGCAATTCATCAGATATTTACTTTTGTGTACGATGCTAATCCACTAGTACTAGATGTTGCGCCAAGGATAGATATCAACATATCAGCAATAAAAGTGTTCATAGAGAACACTTTTATACTTCCATCCGAATATACTATAGTTGCTGACAATCCCTCGACGACAATTACTTTTACTAGCACAGTAGATATAGGCAGTAACATTGAAGTTAAAATTATCAGTGAACAGAATAGCCAAGTTGGTTATTATGATATTCCATATAATTTACAGAATAACATTTTTAATGAGAACTCAGAGACACTAACACTAGGATCAATTAGAAACCATTACACTAGTATTGCACAGAATGTAACTAATTTAGAGGGTGTTATAAACGGATCTAATAATACAAGAGATATTGGGTTCTTATCGTCGTTTGGTAATGCAATTATACAACATAGTGCTCCAGTTGCTCCTATGGCTACATTTTTACGCAACGAAGAATATGATTTCTTTAAGTCGGTTAAATTTGTATCCGAGCAGTACGAGAAGTACAAAAATCAAGTATTAGATTATGTAGCTAGGAATGATGTATTTGGATTAACAGCTAATATAATATTAGATAATGCTATTAAAACCATAACCCACAGTAAATCGCCTACTAGTGCGTTCTACTTGAGTGATATGGTACCTTCTGGCACAGATTTTACGTCTATGACATATACAGTTACAGCAATAAGCATAAATTCATTTGCTACAGCTAATGTATATGATTTTACGACTGCTAACCATGCGAGTTTATTAGTATACTTAAATGGTGATTTATTGACTGTTGGTATGGATTATACAGTAGCAACAGATGGACCAAGAATAGAAGTATTAGTAACATTAGACGAAGATGATACAGTAGAAATTAGAGAATATACTAGCACGGTTGGTTCATACATGCCGAGTACTCCCACTAAGTTAGGATTGTATCCAAAATACCTTCCCAAAAAATATGTAGATAGTTCATACATCAACAATACCGAAGTAATTCAAGGCCACGATGGAAGTATTACAGTAGGGTTTGGCGACATCAGAGATGATGTGTTGTTAGAATTAGAAACAAGAATTTACAATAACATCAAAGTTAATTCAGTGTTGCCAATAGAACCTGGGGATATAATCCCAGGCAAGTTCCGTAATACATCATATTCTGATATTGATATCACAAACATACTTAGTACTAGTTTTCTAAGTTGGGTTGGATGGCATAGATTAGATTACAGAACACAAGATTATGATTCTACTAACGAGTTCACTTTTAACTATAGCACAGCAGGTAGTAGTATAGATAATAGTGTTTTAAAAGGTCATTGGAGAGGGATTTATAAACATTACTTCGATACAGATACTCCACACCTTACACCGTGGGAGATGCTCGGTCTTACAATTATGCCAACTTGGTGGGAAGATGAATACGGACCTGCCCCTTATACTAGTGGTAATTTAGTCTTGTGGGATGATCTCGAAGCAGGAATAATCAAAGAACCGGGGAATGAGCACACAGATACTCGTTATGTTCGACCTGGGTTAACAACAATTTTACCTGTTAATAGTTTAGGCGAATTAGTAAGCCCATTCCAATCTGTAGTAAAGGACTACAATACAGTAGACTTTATGAAGAGCTGGGTAGTAGGCGACGTTGCTCCAGTGGAATCATCTTGGAGACGTAGCAGTGATTGGCCGTTTGTTGTACAGCGGTTATACGCATTAACCAAACCAGCACAGTTCTTTGCACTATCAGTTGATAGAGATCGTTACGCATTTGACACAACATTACAGCAATTCTTATATGATGGGCGTACTAGGTTAGACACAAGAACAATAGAAATAAGCGATACAGACTCAAAACACAGTTATACAATTTGGATTCGTAATTATAACAAGTACCATGGGTTTAATCAACTCACGACTCTAGTGGATGAGTTAGCTAACTTAAATGTAAAACTGTGCTATAGGATGGCATCATTTACTGATAAGAAATATTTAAAAGTATTTTCTGATAACATTAGCCCTGATAGTGATAAGCCAGGGCTGATAATACCAGACGAAAGCTATCAGTTATTATTGTATAAGAATCAAATATTTAATGAAATACAGTATTCATCTGTTATTGTACAAAGAACAAGTGATGGGTACGCTGTACACGGCAATAGTATCACAGATAGAATATTCAATATATTAAATAGCATTCCAAATCAAAATTTTGATACCTTGACTGTTGGTACTGATGCATTTAGAATCCCCAAAGATTTTACTAATATAATAACAGTAGTCCCATATGGGTATGTGTTTACATCAGTTAATGGTGTTGTCGACTTCTTAGTTAGTTACGGTAGGTTCTTAGAAGTACAAGGGTTTATATTTGACCGCGAAAACGGTATTGTTAATTGGGTGCAGATGGCACAAGAGTTTATAGCGTGGGCTAATCAAAATTGGATTACAGGTAGTCTAATTAATTTGAACCCATCTGCAACAACATTAGAGTTTGATAAAGAATTATCGATCGTTGACAGCATTACACAAGACCAAGCATCATTGCCGTTGGATCAAAATATGCACCCACTAACAAGCGACGATTATGTTATTGATAGGCTAGATAACAGTTTTAAAATCACAATGTTGAATGATAAAACAGTTAGCTACCTAAAAGTTAAATTAACTAGCTTCGAGCACTTGTTAATGTTAGATAACACGAGTATATTTAACGACTTAATCTACAATCCTACATTAGGGTTAAGACAGAACAGAGTTAGAATTAATGGATTAACTACATTTGAATGGAATGGTCAAGTAGATGCACAAGGGTTTATATTAAGTCAAACAGATACAGAAGAGTGGAAAAGCAATCGAGAATATAAGAAAGGCAATGTTGTTGAATATAAAAATCAACTATGGAGCGCATTAGTTAAGATCGAACCAGCAGAAGAGTTCAATATTAGTACGTGGCAACTGCTAGATTCTAATAGTATATCTGACGGTTTATTACCTAATATAGCTAATAAAGCACAACAGTTTACTAATTATTACGACAAAAAAGTTGCTAACTTAGAGACTGATGGTGATCTGTTAGGGTTTGGGCTAACAGGGTTTAGACAGAGATCTTATCTCGACGCATTAAACTTAGACGATACTAGTCAATATAATGTATACAGTAAGTTAATCCGTGAAAAAGGTACAAAAGGCAATGTTGATTTATTTAGAAGTATTAAGTTAGATAAACAAGAATACGAATATAATACATTTGAAAATTGGGCTGTTAGAGAGGCTATCTATGGAGCTAGTGATAATAACGCATTTATCGATCTATCTCTAAGTTTGACCAACTTACAATCCAATCCGCATGTAATTGAGATTGGGACAACTAGCGAATTTGTTGGCATTGACCAGTTTATAAACTTAACTGATGTTTACAGACAAAGTGAAGTACATAGTACTAAGAATATTTTACCAATAACTCAACCTAATTTAACAACAGATATTAATTTACCGAGTGCAGGTTTTGTACACGAAGATGATGTTGATATTGCGTTATTTGAGTTGAGCAATATTACTAATACACAAGTTAGTAGTTTAGTAGAAGACTCGACTATCTGGGTTGCCAAAGATAACGCATTCGACTGGAATGTTTATAGAGCAGAAGAGATTAGTGCTACATTGATAACAATAGGCAGTGGGAGTATTACCCTTACCTTTAACACTTCTTCTGGGTTAGCTATTAACGATAAGATTGCAATACAACATAATAATACAACAATCAGTAGCGTACATATAGTAACAGCAGTAGAACCAACGTCGGCGGATAGCATAGAGGTAACTGTGGACAACATTGTCTTAACAGCAGATCAGTTTGGGCAAGTAATTGTTGAGGGTAGTATAGAAGACGAGATATTCGTACCAAGCGGCGATGATATAGACAATACAGCAGATACAATACTATTCACAGCAGATAGCGAAGTAAAAGTATTTAAGTTACTATCAGCAAGAATACCAAGTATTAGTAGCAATCCATATACTTCTGGAAAAGTATGGGCAGATGACAACTATACAACATACGAGTTTAATTCGTCTTCTTCAGTATTTGATGTTGTAAGATCACAGCCAACTTCTATTGTAGATACTAGTTTAATCAATGTTATTAAACTTTACTATAAAGACACGTCGGCAATTTTGCCTATAGATTTTATTGATCCAATAAACGGTAAAATGCTAGGCGTAGTTGATCAAAATATAGATTATACAGGTGCTGTTGATTTAGCATTGTATAATTCAGATAATAGTTCTGATACACTGTGGGGCGCAGAACATATTGGAGAAATATGGTGGGATACAATCGATGTTAGATTCGTAGATTATAACCAAAATGATATAGATTATGCAAGTAAAAAATGGGGGACTCTATTCCCAGGAAGTACAGTTAGTGTTTATGAGTGGATAGAGAGTGATTTTCCACCTGATCGATATCAAGGTAAAGGAACTGTTAGGAATACAACAGACTTTACATCAATGGCTAGTATTAACAGTAGTAGAATTATTACAACCAAATATTATTTCTGGGTAACTAATTTACCTGATATTAATACTAAAGCAGGCAAGACATTAAGTACTATGTTAATAAGTTCTTATATCTCGTCTCCTGCTGGTTCTGGTGTTTCTTATGCTTCTTTAATTAAAGAGAATGTAATAGGATTGCACAATGTACAGAATCTATTAACTAGCGAATCTGTTTTACACATTAATTACGACAAGACATTTAATAATGATAACATATTCAGCGAATATTCGTTAATTAAAGAAGATAAAAACACTGACTTCTTAACAGATAATTTATATCTTAAACTGTTAGATAGCTTAATTGGAGTTAATACGTTAGGAAGTATAGTCCCGGATCCGTTATTAAACGATGCTGAGAAGTACGGTGTTAGTTTCCGTCCTAGACAATCAATGTTTATTGATAAAGAGAAAGCATTAACGAATTATCTAACAAATTTTAACACTTATATTAAACAATTCGCAATAAGCGAACAAAATGTGTTTAATTTATTGGACAGCAAAGATCCTGTGCCGAGTGTAGGTAGTTTTGATTTCCAAGTCTTAAACTTAGACGAATTGGCATTCCAAAATTTACTATTAGTGCCAGCAGGATTCAAATATCTTGTGTTAACAGATTCTAATAACAATAATGGCTGGTCAATATATGAAGTAGATACAAGACCGTCGACATTTTTAGTTTCTACACAATCATTTAGAACTAATCGGTACTGGGATTTTATTGATTGGCACGACTCGAGCATTAATTCTAGTGTTATTCCAGAAGAGACAGTTACACAATTCTCAGATTTATTAACATTAGATGTAGTAGAGGGAACTATTGCAAAAGTAACGACCAACCCTTCTAATAAATTTGAATTTTATAGATTCGATGAAGGAAGCTGGGTTAGAGTAGCATTGGAAGATGGCACAATTGCAATTAACATTACAACAGCAAAAGACGCACCAACAGAATTACGCCAAATCTTAAAAGCAATCAATGAAGAAGTTCTAATTGGTGACATGAAGATACAACGTAATGTGTTGATGGTGCTGATGTTTAACTACATTCTATCCGAACAAGGTAATGTTAATTGGTTATACAAGACAAGCTTTGTTGATGTTGAAAACAATGTCCGTGAATTAGCACGATTCCCTGTATTCCAACAAGACAACCATGACATAATTATCGATTATATTACAGAAGCTAAACCGTATCATGTTCTTCTTAAAGAATTCCTGTTTATATATAATAAATTAGATGAAGTAAACGGTAATGTTACTGATTTTGATGTTCCTGTGTATTTTGACACAACATTTGGTAAATTTATTAGCCCAGTGCTAGACTATGATGGGGTTATACTAACATCGGATCAAAGTAATTTTGACGAAGATGGCATTGGGTTAAGAGTATCCAACCCTAATATCTGGACTACAAATCCATTGGATAGTTGGTTTACTAATCATCTGTTAAGTATAGATAGTATTATTGTATCTAATGGTGGCACTGGTTATAGCGTAGTACCAATTGTAACAATTACAGGTGATGCTACGACGCCAGCAACTGCAACCGCTAGAATAGATAGTGCTGGGCAAGTTATTGAAATAACATTAGATACAGCAGGATCTGGATATTTAACAACACCAGTTGTAACAATTACAGGTGGCAATGGCACAGATGCATTAGCAGTGCCGATGATGGATAACAATAAAGTTAGATCATTAACTACAATAATTAAGTACGATAGATATCAATACGATACAACTATTGTTGAGTGGGAACCTAATATATGGCACGATGGTGAACAGTTATTCAGACAAAATAATGTAGTATATAAAGCAAACTCAACTCATACTCACGCAGTAGATCATACTGCTGATGTGTCCTTGACTGTTACCGCGGACATGTTTTTAAATGCAGACGTTGCTGAGTTTACATACGATACTGTATTGAACCAATACGAAAGGCTAGTTGGTACCACAGTTAAACCAATTTCCGAAGATTTATTTAAGATATTAACAAAAGATATACTCAGCTTAAAAGCAGATGCAAATACATTTGCTTACAGTGATGGTGTTTTTAACCCTGATAATTTTGATGTTGTAGATTCAGCTACATTAAGCGGCATTGATAGAACTATGGGTTACTATGACCCGGATGTTAATGATCCTGGGCTTAATCTTGCGTTATTAATTGATGGCATTGATTATCCTGGTGTAAAAGTTAAAGGTGTGTCATTCACAAGCACATACTCGGGTGTAGATGTTAGCACAATTGATGCTACTGTGGATGGGCATGGATTTATTACAGCATCGCAAGAGACATATAACAGTCATGCTCCTGAAGAATTAGTCCCAGGTAGTACATTCGATACATTAAATTTAACAGTACATACAAGACCTGGATTTGATTATACGAACAATGGACATGGGTTTGTATTAGCTGAAATGATACATGAGTGTGCTGTTATTCCTTCTACAATTGATTTTACTGGACTAGTAAAACATTTAATTACAGTTACGGTAGTTAACATAACAACAGGTAAAACACTGTACGAAGGTGTTAATTATACACTAGATTGGGCAAAACAATTAGTAACAGTAACAACAGGAGTATCAGAAGATGATTTTGTTAAAATCATCGCGTATGAGATTGGCGGCGGTAATCAATTATATCGTAATACATACACAGGTAATGAATTTACAGATGGCAATCAATTAACTATTCCAGTTGAGTTAAATGATATTACTGACATTTACATATTAGTTAATGGAGTTGAGGTTACAGCATTTACATCTGCGGCTATCAATGCTCCAACTGTCGACACAACATTAGTTACAACAGACGTAGATACAGTAACAGCAGATGCTAGTGTTCCAGATACATTAGATTTAACAGTAATTGACTTTACAGCGGTGTATACATCGAACGACTTTATTTCGGTAACAGTATTCGGTGGTCAATCATTGGAACATGATCTTGTGACATCTGCTGGTGTTGAAGTAGAGTTAAATAGTCACCCAGAATCTGAAGTGTTTATATCTGATGGTAGCACAACTAGCTTTACTTTAGGTATTGATATAAACGCTAGTGATTTAACGCCAGGCAAGAATAAATTAAATGCTATTGTTGAACACAATGGCCTAAGGTTGCGTCCACCCGAAGGGATTCAATACATAGGCAATGGCACAACAACAGTGTATCGATTACCAACAAGTGGTGGAATAAATCATGATTTAATTGTAGATGCTGACGTATTTGTGTTTACTAGAGAAACAGGAATACAGAATGCTCCATGGACATACGAAGAGTTAAAAATATTAACAACAGATTATACTATAAGTCCTATTACTGGAGATGCTAGGTTTATAACATTTACAACACCGCTAGCACTAGATAACGAGATTGAAATATATATCACAACCAAAGCACGATATTCGTTTAGTAATGGATGGACTGGCACAACACCAGCGACACCTGATTTAATAATCAGCAGTACTGTTACGCTTGATGCATTGGATACTATTGCAATTACAGCATGGCGCGAAGTTAGTGCATCAAGGGTATTAACGAATGTGTTTAAGGGACCGTTAGATTCAGAATTATTTGATAGTACACCTTTCGACACTATTGGCTTTGATAATAGCGACGAAATTGTTGCTTTGTTTGGCACCGCAAATGTTTTTAACATTGGAAGAACGACCACAGATGATAGGTTGTGGGTTACATTTAATGGAAGAGTTCTAACATCAGATATAGATTATACACTAAGTGGAACCGTAGTTGTGATACCTGATATTGTAGTAGAAACGTTAATAGCAGATGATGTGGACGATTTTGATGTTGTTATTACTAGTTTTACACCTAATGTTGTACCTAGTAGCTTATCATACAGAGTATTTGATGATATGCGTGGTAATAAAGCAATGTATAAAGTATCGGATACAAATACAACATACATAACCACCGCAATATTACCAACAGACAACACAATTTATGTAGAGACTGCTAGTGTATTAGAAGATCCTAATCTACCAGCAGGTAAGTTTGGTATTTTAAACGTAAATGGCGAGAGGATTACGTTTAGAGATAGGACATTAACTACAGCCGATACAATTACAATTACAGGTGATAGTGATATTACTATTGATTCTACTGATTCTATAACAGGATTGCGGAGAGGAACAGCAGGTACAGCAGTTATTGCACACCCAGTTGGTTCTACTGTGGTTGATTCGAGTGAGAAGAGTTTATTAGCATTCCGAGAAGCAAGTTCTAATCCATATCCAACTACATTAACGGATGGGGAATTCTTAGATGTTGGACTTATTGGATATAATCGGAGTCTAGGGTCTCCTGTACAAGAGCAAGACACAATAGCAGTGAATTTTATCAAACGTTAATGTTAATGTTATTTAAAAAAAAAAGGTAAATATAACAATGCAAGATGATCAAGTTAAAACAGTCAAAATATTGAAAAAAGAAGATAAAAAACCAGACGAGACTGGCACGATTCAAGTTGAAGGGCATATTAAGATATTTGATCCAGACACTAAAGAAGTATTCGTCGAAAAAAGAAATGCAATTCATTACGAGCATATGTCAGAAGCATTAGTACAGAGTTTCGCAAACAAGAATTTAGGATATATCTATTCGATGTCATTTGGCAACGGCGGGTCAACCGTGGATCCAACTGGAATAATTACATATTTGCCAACTAATACAACAGGGCAAAATGCCGCCTTATATAACGAGACATACAGCAAAGTCGTTGATGATAATTCAACAACTAATACCGATATTAGCAGGAATAATTTAACAGTATCACACGTAGTAGGTAATGTATATACCGATGTATTAGTTAATTGTTTACTTGATTTTGGTGAGCCGGCAGGTCAGCAAGCATTTGATAATAGTACAAACCTAGATGGTAAGTTTGTATTTGATGAATTAGGGTTAAAAAGCTGGAATGGAAGTGTAAGTGATCTTAAATTAATAACACACGTTATCTTTCATCCAGTACAAAAGAGCTTAAACAGACAGATCCAAATCGAATATACTATTCGAATACAAACATTAACGAATTTAAGTTCAACATAGGTACCAAAATAGACATAAATAAGTAAAAAGACACGGAGATATAAATGGCTTATAGCATAAATTTAACAGATGCAACATTATTCGCAACTGTAGCGGATGGCACACAAAACACCAGTAGTTCAATGACGATCATCGGCAAGAACTTTTCGGGTTATGGTGAACAATTAGGTGAGAATTTTATTCGTCTGCTGGAAAGTAATGCAAATACGTCAGCTCCTAGTGCTCCATTAATAGGGCAATTATGGTATGATAAGACAACTAATCTTATCAAAGCCTACAATGGCACTATTTTTAAGAGTTTAAGTGGAGCAGAAGCTAGTTTAACCGCACCAACATCGCCGATAGAAGGTGATTTATGGTTTAAAAATGATGATGATCAATTATATATTTACAATGGTGCCGCGTTTATATTGGTTGGACCACAAACAATTGCAGGATTAGGGTTAACTGGCGCAGTAGTAGAAGTTATTACTTCGGGCGCAACAACAATAAACCATACTGTTACTAAATTATATATCGAAAATACAGTAGTTGGTATATGGAATGAAGATGCTGAGTTTACACCTGATGTTGCTATTACTGGGTTTGCAACGGTTAAGCCTGGTTTGCAAATGTCAACTACTGTTACAGGTGCATTATTTCAAGGCACTGCTACAGATTCGCAATTACTTGATGGCATTGATAGTACTGGATTTCTAAGTGCATTATCAGATGATACAACTGCAGGGACATTAGGTGTCTTAAATGACGGCGGATTAGCAGTTGGTGTAGATAGTGATTTTACTGTTACAGTATCAGGCACTGATGTTACATTAGCTAATGCAACAGTTGGCGGCGATATGACTATTACCGTAGACGGCGTTGATGTTTTAAAATTCAACGATAGCGGGGTAGGGTCAAACGAGATGACTGGTCATTTCCTTCCAGCAACACACGATACATATGATTTAGGTAGTGCTGATGTAAGATGGAAAGATTTATACATGACAGGAACATCTATTTATATGGGTGCTTCTGGCGCAACAGATGGTAAAATTTCATGGGACAATGCAACTAGTACCTTCGCCTTCGAAGATGCAAGCGGCGGTACTGCTAATGTATCGAGTAATGTATCAGCCGGTAATGTTCAGCTTGGTGTTACTACAGCTAACACAATCGACACTACGTCAGGAGGCTTAGTACTTGATAGTGCCGACGGTACTGTTATAATTAACGGTAATGTATCAGCCGGTAATGTTCAGCTTGGTGTTACTACAGCTAACACAATCGACACTACGTCAGGAGGCTTAGTACTTGATGGCGCCGACGGTACTGTTATAATTAACGGCAATTTAACCGTATCTGGCACAACCACTACAGTTGATTCAACTACATTGAATGTAGTCGATCTTAATATTACTGTGGCCAATGGAGCGGCATCAGCGGCCGCGGCTAATGGTGCAGGTTTAACAGTTGATGGCCCAGCAGGTGCAACAATTACATATACAAATACTAACAATAGTTGGAATTTTAATAAAGATTTACAAATGGGAGCTAATAACATCGTAACATCAGGTGAGTTCCAAGGTAAAGCAACATCAGCAGAGTACGCTGACTTAGCAGAGCGTTTCGAAGCAGATGAGATATATGTTCCCGGTACAGTAGTGGAACTCGGCGGCGATAAAGAAGTAACACAATGTAACACTGATGCAAGTGAAAACGTATTTGGTGTTGTAAGTACAGATCCAGCTTATTTAATGAATTCAGGTATAGGCAATGATAATACACATCCTCCTATTGCATTAGCTGGTAGAGTACCAGTAAATGTTATTGGAGTGATAAACAAAGGCGATCGTTTAGTTACAGCAGGGAATGGGTTAGCTAGAGCCGCAAAAACAGGCGAAGCAACACTATTTAATGTAATAGGACGAGCATTAGAGAATAAGACTACTATTGGTAGTGGAAATATTGAACTAATCGTAAAGATTAACTAAATAAAATAATATAAAGGAAGAGAACAATGGCATATACAACAGGTAATTTAATATTAGACGATCATTACAATGAGTTTGCAAACAATGCGGCTAATAACATCAATAAGGTATGGGGTGCAGGATCTAGTAATTTTGGTTATGGACAGACTAATACAATTAGTAATGTAAGTGCTGGAACAACTATTTCGGCAACGCAATGGGCAGATTTATTAAATAGAATAAGTTCGGCCGCATCGCATCAAAACTCTAGTATTACTAGTATTACTAATCCAGTGTCAGAAGATACAATTAGTGCTTATACAGCATTAAGTGGAAACGTTACAACAATTAATACTAATAAGTTAAATGTATTGCAGAATGGTTCAGATTCATCAAGCTCGTCTACTTATACATCTACATGGATTGCTAGTACTCAGCATATTTGGACGGTTACATTTAATTCGGATGCTCATGCACGTTATTTCTTTAATGCGGGCGGACAAATTCGTTTATCATTTAATTTATTAAATGAATCTAGCAATTCTAAAGACGTCGACTGGAATGATTTAACAAACGAGTGTGGAACAGTAGTGTTTACAGGTGGCTCGGGTAGTTCAGTAAATAACGCTGATTCACAAACATATACAGGCACAAATAGAGTAGGTGGTAGTGGTGCAACGCCTACTGTTGCTACTTCTACTGGACACAGTGATTTAACTACATCGAATGTGCAAATATTTAAGCAATTCTCCGACAATGCAACATATTCAAGTAATTATATTGCAATTTTAGCTCGAGCAGATACTACTTATCCAGCGAATGTATTAACATTCACTGTAAACTGGGTCGATAATGCGGCTGATACACAAACTGATTCGGTTGGTAATTCATTAACGCAAGATAATGTTACTGGTGACACAAGGGTTACTTTAACAATTCGACCACCGTCGACTACAAATCTTAATGCAGATACATGGACTGGAACAGGAATTGCAGTATTTGCAACTACACCTACTGGATCGTAGTTAAAAACTACTAAGTTTTAATAAAAGAGGCAAATGCCTCTTTTATTTTGATTAAATTTCTGTTATACTATTACAATGGACGAAGTTATTAAAAATGTTAAGGTTCGTTTTGATCATAATCAAAATAAACAAATACTAAAAGAGAAGTACGAAAGCAAAATGTTATTCGCATTACAAGGTGGAATGTGGGAAGCAGGACCTGATTTATTATCAACTCTGTCGGTCTGTTTAGACGATACAGCCGTTTTAACAGATCTATATAATACGCCAGTACAAATTAATACCAAAGATTTATATAACGAAGCTCAAATGCGTTGGCAAGAACAGATGAATGCTTGGTTAGTAGAATACGAACAGTCTAGCAGAGAACGATGAGTAAAGGTTGTTTAATAGTAGCGTTTAACAACAAAGATATAGACTATGTAAAATTAGCAAATTATAGTGTTAAGAATATTCAACGTCACTTAGGCGTTAGTACTACTCTTATTACAGACCAAGAAGTTAAGTTTAAACATAACTTCGACCAAATAATTATCGTAGATAAACCTAACAGTAGTCCAAGAAATTTTCGTGACTTAGATAAAGCTGTGAATTGGATTAACTTCAATCGTTATCAGGCATTTGATTTTACTCCGTACGATCAAACCATATTGTTAGATGCAGATTATATCGTTGCTAGTAATCAGTTAAGTATTTTGTTTAAGTTAGACCGGAGTTTTTTATGCCATCGACATTCGTATGATATTGCTAGTCTAAATCCTACTTTACCTAATACTTTTGGGTTATATAAAATGCCAATGGATTGGGCTACTGTGATTTATTTTAAGAAAGATAAAGTAGCTGAGAATATTTTTAATACAATAAAAATGGTTCAAGATAATTACTCTCACTATGCATTATTATATAACTTTAATAATCGTCCTTTCAGGAATGATTATGCGTTAAGTATTGCGTTAAATATAAACAATGGGCATTTTAACAACATAAATGACTATTATATACCGTGGGATTTAGTATATGTTGATCCCAGACACGATATTAAAAGAATGGATTCAGATACATATCAAGTCAACTATTCACGCGAAGTAAATAAAAAATCTATGCTGTATAGAGTTATAGTTAAAGATCAAGATTTGCACGTTATGGGAAAGTCTTATTTAAAAAAATTATATGAAGATTGAAGCAGAGCAAGGTTACCTAATTGTCGCAGTAAATAATGATAGTACAGATTATATTGCCTGTGCTAGAGTATTAGCAAAGAGTATACATTATTGGATGCCTAATGCTAAGGTTTGTTTATTAACAGACAAAGAGATTATAGAGCCAGCATTTGATTATATTAAGATATTGCCATATGGTGATCAGTCTACTTCTAATTGGAAACTTAACAATGACTGGCAAGTATTTTGGGCTAGTCCATTTCGCGAGACTATTAAAATAGAAGCCGATATGATTGTTACTAGTGATATTAGTCATTGGTGGGATATGCTTAGGCATCGTGATGTTGTTATTACAACAGGGTGTCGTAATTTTAAAAACGATATTTCTGATAGTAGATTTTATC